GTTTAGGCTTTGGTGCTGCTGAAGGCTTTTGTGTGCCTTGTGCAGGTGTGTTGCCAACTTTGCCAATCAAGTCTTTTGTGTTGTTGCTGTAGGCAGATGAGTCATGGTGTCCACCTTCGCCTGCACCAGTGTGTACTGGACGGCTGGCCATGCCTGCTTGTCCGCTGTTGGCTGCATAGGTAGACTTCTTGTTTACGCCGCCTTCTTCACTGGTCACTGGCTTTGGGGCTGCTTTTAAACTCACAGCTTCCATCATGCCTGGTTCCATTTCGTCGGTGTCGTCCATGTCAATGGCATCGCCGCCTTCGCCAGGACCAAATCCGTCACCGTCGCCCATGTCGTCACTGCCCATGAGGTCTTCAAACTCGGCCATCAACTGGTCCAGTTTGTCTTCCAAATTCATAATGTCGTCTTTGGTAGCTGGTTCACTGTCCATGCCCATGTCTTTTGAGTCCATGTCCATGTCTTTCATGTCCATGTCATCTTCCATATATCCGTGCATGCTTTCCATGTTATTGTCTTCGTCGCCTTCGGCTTCCATGTTCATGTCAGATTCCTCTTCCATTTCCACGTCGTCGATTAGGGAGTCAGCTTTGTCGCCGCCCATCATGCCCTCATCAAGGTCGTCGTCGGCTGATTCTTCCATGTCGTCAGCTTCGTCGAGATCTTCTTGGGCTTCTTCGGCCATGATATTTTCATAGATTTGACGACTTTTTTCCACCACAATGTCGTGGAAAAGTTCACGGGCTTTCGCCTCTTCGTCATTGATTACATATTCAATCAATTGTTCAAAACGGTTCATATGGGAAACTCCTATAGGTAAAGTGTATTGTTATTTACACACTAGGAGAAAAACACCAGGTTTATGCACTAAATACTAGGTATAAATGCCTAGTTTTGTTACAATACTGTTAAACTGGTGGAGCAGCAGGTGGTGCGTATTGTTTACGAACCAGTTTGAGTTTTTCCTTAAACTCGTAAGTTCTCACATCGTTCATTTTGCGCAGTTTGTTTAACTGACGCAGTGTGAGACGAGTCTTACGCAAGTCGCTGAGTTGCAACTGACTATTGTCTTGAGCAACATCCTGATAGGCATCAGGACTTTTATGAAAAAATTCGTTTAACAGCATGAGTGTATTTATACTGCACCAGGTGCAGGGGCAGCACCGCCCGGAGGAGCAGCAGGAGCAGTGCCTGGGCTCACAGGAGGTATGCCAGCGCCAGCAGGTTGCATGCCAGCAACTTCTTCGCCTGTTTGCACGTCTGCTTCCAGACCGCCTGGTGTGATACCAATGCTACGCAGGTCTTGTCCTGCATTGGTGGCCAGTTCAGGTTCGTCGCGTTCTTCACGCCACATTTCTTCGTTTTCAGAAATTTCTTCTTCTGTCAGACCCAGATAACGCTGCAACAAGAAACGCTTGCTCATGTAGGGCAAGGGTTCCAGCTGTGTGAATGCAGTGATACGTGTGGTATCCAGTTCACTTTGACGGTAGCTGGCAAAGTTTTGAGGTGCATTAAACTTCAAATTAAACAGGCTGGAGTCTATGTTGAACCCGCGCCATTTCATAAACATCTTGAATTCATCGTCTAATTTTTGCACAATCAGTGCTTGCAGTCGCTCACAGTACTGGTTGAATCGGTACTCTTGAATCAGTGCTGTGCCCACTTTGCCGTCACTCATGGCACGATCTGAGTCGTCTGGGCCTGTGGGCAAGTAACTGGATGGCACACGCAGACCACGAGCCATCTTGTTGTTGAAGTATTTCAAGTCATCAATTTCGCCTAGATTCTGCCCGCCTGGCAGTGTTTCTACTGAGCTGCCGCGCCCGTCCTGACCCTGGGGAAAGAAGTAGTCTTCGTTGGTGCTGAGTGGGTTGTATGACGCATCCATCATGTTCTGACCACCACCGGTCATGGTAGGAATTCTGCGCTGGTACATTTCGTTTTTCACACGCTCCACAAAGGCCATGGCCAGGTGTGATGGCATGTTGCCCACGTCAATCTTGAAAATTCTGCGCTCAGGAGCACGACTCACCCGATAGATCAAGATGGCATCTTCCAGCAATTCTTTTTGCTTGAACACCTTGTAGATCTGTTCTAAGATGCTGCGTCCAAATGGCCAGAACACATCCAGTCCTTCGTTCAGGCTGATGTGTACCACGTGCTTGGCATCCAGGCACACTTCGTTCATGGCAGTCATGAATCTTGAATTGCCCACACCGCCCCCGGTGCCGCCATTGGGCATGGTGTAGTTGGCGTTGCCCGATATGGTACCGGTCACGGGATTGGTCATGTAGTCTGTGGTGGTCTTGGCTGCCACAGTCATGTTTTGAAAATTGGGGTTGATGTCACGAATCACATACTGCTCAGGACGTTTGCCTTCTGATTCATTCACAATCACCCGACCTACCTTACTCATGTCCACCCAGTACATTTCAAATGTTTCTGGATCACGCACAAACACCTGATCGCCGTACTTGATGGTGTTGCGGAACAGTTTGAAAATTCTTTGATCCAGTTTGTTCAGTTTGATCCATTGTTGCAGTTGTTTCTTGATGATTGACACTTCGTTGTCAGTGGGCTTGTCTACATAATCAACCACAAACGGCGTGCCGTTTTGCTCGTTCATCTGTGTGGAGAACTCAGCTATGATGTCAAGACAGGCATTAATTTCACTATCCATGTCCATGTTTTCGTACTGATTGTAGCGTTCAACTCGGTTGGGATGACCTGAGTAAACTTCGGGCAGTCTTGATGCATAGTTGCGAAACACAAAGTCAGCTGGCATGCCGGTGTCTGAGCCGTCATTTTTGGTATAGCCAGGCAAGCCATATTGATTCCGACCTGATATGGGACTCATCACACCTGAGGTGTCTGCTATCTTGAAATATTTGCGCCAACCGGGTTGTTTGTTATCTGCCATGGTGTATTATTTACCGTTAGTTTTGTGCTGCCTGCAACAACCTGTCACTGGTGGAAATCATTTGTCGTTGTCCTCGCACAAAATCCTGCATCAACTGCACCAGTTCTTGATTGTTGTTTTCGGGAGTTCGTCCCTGCAACTGTGTGGTAATTTCAGATACCAATTGTTTCAGTTGACCGCCAATGTTTTCTTTGAAGTCTTGTGCCAGTTCGGCTGTGTTTTCTTTGTCCATGTCCGGTATTGGCATGAGGTTGGCCAAAGTATCTGATTTTATAGTCACCGGTACAGCACCATCCTTGACCGGCATTGCAGGCATTAATTTTGACAAACTTTCTGCATTCATGTTTACTGGCACTGAACCATTCTTGACTGGAACATTGGGCAATAAACTTGCCAGACCTTCTACAAAACCTTCCATACTCATGGCCACTGGTACTGAACCATTTTTTAGTGGTATCACTGCTTCAGTGCCATGCAGGGTCATGGGGTACCCAGACTTAGGCCCGTCAAATATGCCTCCATCCCGGGCTTGTTGGAACATGGCCAATTCTTCTTGGCGTCGGTTGATTAGTCCTTTGGATACTTCCAGTTCGCCAGTCTTGTTATTTGCTGCTTTGTTGTATTCTAGTATCTTTGCTGCAATTTCTTCGTTGCTTCGGGTACCCTTGTCGGTGAGTCTGTTTATTGCGCCGACGCCAGCATTATAGCTGAAAGAAGTCAGCGCATCAACTTGTCCTTGATTCCAGTTGTAACCGTTCTTTTTTCCAAATGTAATTACAGTAGACACTGCATTTTGTAAAAAAGCAGTCATACGTGACATGGCTGTGGATTCATCGACGGTTTCTCTTGGTCCAGGATCATTTCTATCTCCGGTGGGAGACAGAGCTTTGGTGCCATACCCATTGGTCCATTGTCGGCTGTCCCAAAATGCAGTTGGTGTAAAGCGCTCAGTGCTTTTGATATATTTCAGCAAACGATCACTGTAAGTAGTAACCGGTTGTGCCGATGTTGGCTGTGTTGGCTGTGCTGATTGTGCTGGAGCCGGTGTGCCACTGGTGTATGGTATATTCACTGGTGCTGCTGCAGGTGCCGCTGGTGCTGCTGCAGGTGCCGCTGGTGCTGCTCCGCCTACAGATGCTGGTGCTGCAGAAGGTGCTGGAGTCGTTGCTCCGCCTACAGATGCTGGTGCTACCGCAGGTGCTGCTCCGTCTCCAGTTGGCTTTGCCGCAGGTGCCGCTGGTGCTGCTCCGCCTGGTCTATTAGATTCTATGCGTTTTTTGAGTACTTCAGCTTCTTTTTCAAGTTCTTTAGTGCGTTTGATTATTGTTTCGTTGACTCTTTCTAGAGACTCAATGGTGGCCTTGTCTCTAGTTTTGTCAAGTTTAGACATTTGATCAGTGTTGGCTTTGAGCATTTCTTGCTGACTGGTCAGCTGCTGATTGACATTGCCTAGCGCAGTCGTATCCCTCCCTCGTGCCTGACGCTGTAATACTGCTTGAGAGTCTGGACGTTCTCCGCCCATGCCTGACCGATACTGTGCTCGCAAACTGTTTCGAACTGCTGTGTCTTCGGCCTTTTTTGCATCAGCATCTTTTTTTCTAGCTTCTGCCAGCACAGCTTCTCGTTGTGCTAACGCCAACTTAGCAGCCTCGGCTGTTCGACCTTGTTCTGCCACAATGACCTGAAGTCTACGTTGTTCTGCCATTGTCTCTGACAGACGCAGGCGCAATTTGTCAGCGTCTTCTTGGGCTTTTTTACGCTCTTGTTCGGTGCCAGCTGCGGCAACCTTGGATGTGGCCTCGCGCTCCTTTTTTTGCAAGAGTTCTACTTCACGATTGATACCAGCTGACCCGCCAGCACCTTGCAACTGATTCTTGGCCTTGTCAGCTTGCCTCTGTGCTGTGCGTTCGGCCTCCACTGCTGCTTCAGCTTGTTTAACGGCCGCTGCTGAGGCAGCACGTTCTGCTTCAGCACGATCAACTTCTTTTTTGGCTGCTGTTTCGTCGGCTGCTAGTTTTTGTTGTTTTTCGTTTGGTTGTGCGCCCGCGGCCAATTTGTACAAGGCATCAGCTGCTGCCGCTGCTGCTGTGGCCATGCTGTTGACGGCTTTTACCGAAAGGTCAATGGCCAAGTCTGCTGTTCGTTGTGTGTCCAGCATGGCCTGGCGTTGTTTGACCGCAGTGTCGGCCTGTGTGCGTGTGCGTTCGTCCTCGCCGGCCAGTTGTAGTGCAGTTTGTTCTCTGGCTTCCTCAAAGATCTTGGCCAACTTAGCACCGCCGTCACCGGCTAATTCGAAGGCTCGTCTGACCTCGTTGTATACCACAAAACTCTTGCTGTCACCAGCAAAGGCATACAATGATTGTAGGCCTTTGGTAGTCTCAGCAGTGGTATCTACCATGCCGCTAAAGGCCTGTTCCAACTGCTTTTGATCTTGTATTTGATTTGATGTGATCATACTGATCAATTTCAAAGCGTCGCCACCACTACTGCGCAACACTGCTGCTGCTTCGTCACTGTCAGGTATGCCGTTGACCAAGTCAGTCATGCCCTTTTGAAACTGTGGGCCCAGTTTGCCAGCAGCCTGCATCACAAATGTCAATTGATCAGCTGCTTGGCCTTGATTGTTGGCTCGCATCATGTCCACTGTGGCAGCAAACCTGGCATTGCGCATGGCCTCGTCCAGGGCCTTTTCTTGTGCTTTTCGTGAGATTCCAGTGACCTTGGTCAAGGCATCTTGTTCAGCAATGTACTTGGCGGCTGCTGCTGCGGTGGCTTCATAGCCCTGTGCCTGCAGTTTGCCACCATTGCCCAGTCGTGTCTGCACCTTGATATAGCCCATGACAGCTTCGTTCTGTGCTTCCTGGTTCAGACCCAGTGACTCCAATTGCACACGAAATGGTTTGGCCGCATCCACCACGTTTTGCATGGCCTGTGCACCTTTGTAAACTGATCCCCCAAACAAGGCCAGATCCTCAGAGTTTTCTGAAAACTGCTGTATCATTTGATCAGCTTCTTCAAAACTCAAGCCCATTTTGTACAGAGACTGGCCCATTTCTGTTGTGCCGCCGGCTGCCACAGCGCCGGCTGCTGACATCTTCTGATAGGTGTTGAACAAGGCATCGCCTTGCACGGCCAGCAGTTTTTGTGCTTCTGCTGTGGATTTGATAAAGAACTTGGTCGCAAAGGCCAAAGCGCCAATAAACGCTTTTACTACCGGACCACCCGGAATCATGGCCTGCAACACTGTGGCTGCTGAATCAGCTGCGCTGGCCATGCCGTCCACGGCACTATTGTAAGCAGTGGCGCCTTTTGCGCCTTTGTACGTAGCTGATGCCATTTGGCTGGCTGCGTCACCTAGAGCCTTGGGTGCTGCTCTCACAGCGTTACTGAATCCTTTGACTCCAACCTCTGCGTCTCGCAAGGCATCTGCTGTGGAACTGGTCAGTTGACCGTAGCGTTCCATTTCAAAATTGATCTGTTGCAGCAATTCTGGTGATAGTTGATTTTGATCTGCCATATTTTTAGCCCATAAGTAGTTTTATATTTATAGGTAGATTATGAACATTTCTAACAACCCGCTGAAACAATTCTTTAGACAACCTGCCATCTATTTGCGACTGCCCAGCAATGGAGATTTTTGGCCCAGCAACAGCCTGGTCATGCCAGAAAATCGAGAAATTCCAGTGTACCCCATGACTGCCATTGACGAAATAACCTATCGCACACCTGATGCCTTGTTCAATGGTCAGGCCACTGTGAATGTGATCCAAAGTTGTATACCAGCCATACGCGATGCCTGGTGTGTGCCTGCTGTGGATCTCAATGCCATCTTGGTGGCCATACGCATTGCCAGCTTTGGCCACGAAATGGAAATCTCCACTTCATGCACCGGTTGCGGGGAACCAACCGATTACGGCCTGGATCTGCGCAGTGTGCTGGATCGACAACGCTCGCCTGACTACAACAAAGCAGTAGATCATGGTGATCTGGAAATCATGTTCCAACCCATGTCTTATCGTCAACAGAGTGAGACCAACAATCGTCAGTTTGAAGAGCAGCGAATCCTGCAGATGTTGCCCAATTCAGACATGCCCGATCAGGAAAAAACCCAGCAGTTGACCAAGGTCATGAAAACCATTACCGAAATCACCGTGGATGTGATCAAACACAGCATTGCAGCCATACGCACACCCAATGGCATGGTCACAGACACAGATCACATTGCTGAATTTTTGATCAACTGTGATCGTAGGTTGTTTTCTATCATAAGAGATCATATCATAGAGCTAAAAATTGGCACAGAACTGGCACCATTGACTGTGAAATGCAACAGTTGTGAGCATGAATATCAACAGCCATTGACCCTGGACATGACAAGTTTTTTCGCACCCGCCTCCTGAATTCTACAATTGAAGAAATAAACAGCATGGTGGATCAAATGGAAAAAGAAGCCAACATGATCCGTCAGGAGGCCATGAAACAAAGTTGGTACATGCGTGGTGGATTGAGTTACGAGCAGGCTCTGCAACTCAGTCACAGTGAGCGCACAATGATAAACGAACTGGTCAAAGAAAACCTTGAAACAACCAAAAAATCTGGATTACCTTTCTTCTGATGGACCGACACACTGTAACTGATGACATACTGAAATGGAGCGAGAACTTTGTGGAAGTTCCACATCCTGGCCTGGGTGGCTGGCCGCCTTGTCCGTTTGCACGTCAGGCCAGACTGAATCGCACAGTGCAGGTGTTGATTGGTACAGATCCTTACTTGGATTTGAGAAATAGATCACGCTGGGGCATGGGCACTCACGAAGTTGTGATATACGCTTATGATCCTGCGGAATGGCCGTACCAGCGTTTTCACACAGCCATACAAGATGCCAATCGAGAATTTTTGTTGCATCAGGACATACTGGCCCTGGAAGACCATCCAGACTCAGTGGAAGATGTCAACGGTGTGATCATGAATCAAGGCCAGTATGCTCTGGTGCTGGTACAAAGTCTTTCAAAACTAAACACGGCTGCCCGACAAATGGGTGCCAAAGGATTTTATCATGCCTGGCCTGATGAGTACTTGACTGGACTATTTGAGCACAGGACAGATCCAAGATGAGTGGATATCAATTTGCCAGAATTGACTTGAGCCAGACCAACTACAGTGTCACTGTGGACTGTGAGGTATTGACCACTCCAGATATTGCTGCACTGAATGAGATCTATCGATCTTACTGCGTTTACAAAAAATTTGCAAGTGTCATGCCCATATTTGACAGTCGTTATACTGACCCCATGACCGATGTATTAGGCTACTACGATGAAAACAAACTAGTGGCATTCAGTCTGATTCGACGCTACGATCAACATCATGCTTTATGCGATCAATTTGCCTGGACCTATCACAAGCCACAACTGAGACTGGGTATAGAAACAATGAAAACAGAGTGTGCCATGTACAAGGCACGGGGATTCCGATACCTGTATCTTGAACAAGCGCACTCATACAAATCTCAAATAGATGGCTTTGAAATACTAGGGCCGCTGGACTAACACTCTTGTGGTGCAGTACCGTTGCCCATACTGATCAGATGAGGTCGTATGTCAGGATGTTGTTGATCAATCCACCACTGCCAGGCCTGCCAACTGATCAGCTCACAAGGTAGATTCATCAGCTGTCGCATGCGACTGTAGGCCGCAGCAAATCGATCAGGATTCATCAATTCTCCAAATTCCACATCAATCACTCGATCATGGAAAAATTTGGATTTTTGAATTTTGTATCTCTGTGGACCCACTGTGCCCACTGTGCCATGATTTTTGTAGACAGTGAGCCATTCAGCCACAGAAAATTCATAACTATTGGCTGGCATCAAACGTATGACTGTTGCAGCTGGACAATTTGTAGTCAGGTATTCTATCTGTCGATCCTGATAGGCATGATTGGTAAACAAAAGATTTTGATAGCTGTTGCACCGATCGTATGACATAAACAAGTTTACTTGGTTGTAAAAATCTGCGTCTAGTTCAAACTTTGGACGCTGTATGTAGGTGGTGTTGATGATTTTTTGATCCAGGGTGCGTATCACAGCCATGCCACTCGAGTCAAGTCCTAGAAATTTCAATCCTGAACGTTCGTAGTGCATGCGCAGAAGTGCGCCAAGATAATCACCGCCACAACCGCCCGGATATACAATCCAGGTCATGGGCCAGGTGGAATCAAATTGTTTCCACTCATTGTTTTCTAAACTTGAATCAAAATACATTGTAAATACTATTTATTGGAGTAATCATGGATTTATACACAATTTGGGCAGACAAAGAAGGCGACATTTCAGACCTAGAATGGGTGAATGGAATGAAAAGTTTCTTTGATCATTTGATTGAAGAAGGCAAAATGGAAACCTACAGAATCACAAGATGCAAAATGGGATTCCGTAGCATTGCAGACATGCCAGAATGGATGATACTCATGGAATTCCGTGACATGGGTCAAATGGACTTGGCGTTCCGACGTGTTGCCCCACTCAAAGGCGATCTAGAAGTCAAGCACAAAAGCTTCAATCAGTTTGTGTCAGGAAATATACAACATGCATTGTTTAGGGATTGGCCAGATACCAACCTAGACGATTAAAGATCTCTAACGAGATCTGTTGATTTCACTTCGTTCATCAACTGTTTGTCTTCTAAGTATCATCTAGATACTGTGGTCATAATTCACCGTATGCACGGTGAATTGTCTGCATCATCTGAGTGACCGCAGTCATCTATTGTAATGAGATTGTTGTTTCCAACACGGAGGCGGTTGACCGGTACCCCCTACTCAAGCTTCACATATCAACGGAACCCTAGTGACCCGACAATAAATCCAAGTCCTATAAGCAGGGGTTGCTTTTTCTCATTGCCCCAACCATTTGCTGCCTTAAGTTAACAGTTGCCTTTGACACCCAAGTCCAGACCGGGTATTGCACCGTTCTTCAATGGGGTTGGGCCATAGCACCCAACACAGAGTCGTGATTAAATTTTGTTTATGATGTGTGAGCCATGCACACGTACTTGTATATGGCCGTTGTAATAATCTGTTGATTCCAACACTTGCCTTGCAAACTGTTCTCGTGCCTCAATGTATGAACATTCAGACTTGCTTTTGCAATAGTAAAGTATTTCTCTGGAGAAGTTTTCGGTGCCTAGTGTGATTACGTCTGCGGTCAATTCTGGGCTTGACCCATAGTACTCACGCCAATCTGAATCGATCTTTGTGCGTATCTTCTTCCGCTTTTTGATGCCGTTCTTTTGTGTTACTGTCTTTTGTGTAGTTTTTGAAAATTTTGCTAGTTTTTTGCCTATGTACTTGCGTCCAGAAAGATTATTTGTAATTAGATAAACAAATCCCACACATTCTTCGGGTAAGGTCTCAACTGGGGTGTCTTGATATCGCCATGTCATGTGAGTTTGGGGGAATTTGCCTTTCGTGCTATAGTTATGCCTGTGTGGTGTTGTATAAAATTTTATGTTAGATCAATGTCTGTGTTGTAACTGGTGAACCCATTTTCTTTGACCACACGCAGAATGTTCTCCACACGTCCAGCCAGTTCATCTCTATGACTCACCAACCAGATTGACTTGTTGCGTTCACGAGTCATCTTCTTTAGCAGTGCCAGTGCATTCTCCACACCCTGTGTGTCCAGGCCTGAATCAATCATCTCGTCAATGAACAAGATGTTGATAGGATGATACAAACTTTCCCATACGTCTCGGAATGCCCAACTCATGCTCAAGATCAATCTGTTGCGTTCACCACGACTCAAGTTGTCAAAGTCCAATTCACGACCCAACTCTTCAATACTAACACTCAAATCGTTTTGGAACTTCACTGTGTGTGGCAATCCAATACGATCCAAGTAGTGTGTGAGTCGTATGTTCAGGTAGCTCAAGTTTTGATCAATGATTTTCTTGCGAACAAAACTATCCTTGCTGGTCAGCAGTTTGAGCAAAAACTCTTGATGGTCTTGTATCCTGGTCAGCTCGTTGATCCGGTTGTAGTCTACTGTCTGCAGGGCCTGTTGTTGCATGTCTTCAATCTGTTCGCTGTAGGGATCAGTTTCGGCATGCTTGCTGGTGATCTGTTGTAGCAAGTTGTTGACTTGCGCAGAGTGTTTGACGGCCTGTGCTTCTGTGTCATAGTGGGTAGCAGGCTGTAAGCCCAATTCCACAGCCACATAACCTACCAGTTGTTCAGCGTAAGGATCAGTTTCTGCTGCCTTGTCTGTGATCTTTTGCAGGATGTTTTCTAGCTCACTGCTGTGACGAATGGCCTCAGCTTCGGTTTTGTAGTGTGTTGTTGGCCTGATGCCCAATTCGCCTAATGCTTTCAGTGCATCAGTATTTTCCATCCACTGGCCGTTGGTGGCCAAGTACTGCAATGCAGATTCTTGTAGCAGTTTACGCTTGGCCTCCAGCACAGTTTCGTGAGCACCGTCGTGAAACTCTTGACCGCAGGCATAACACTTGTGTGCTTCCAGTTCAGAAATCTCTGCTTTTAGTTTTTCAACTGTCTTTTGTTCTTTGTTCTCGTCGGCCACACAACGAGCAATGAGTCGTTCAAGTTCGGCAATATCTTTGGACTTTTGATTGTACGTGGCTAGATCTTGGTGTGCTTGCAGTTCTGCCCCAATGTCAATATGACTGAGTTGGTTATAACTGGCTTGCAAGGCAGTGATTTCCTTGGCTTGTGTTTGTTGCCAGGCAGTTTGGTATGCCAGCAATCGACCATGTGCATCTGCTTGTTTCTTGCGCTCAGTCCATAGTGCAAGATCTTTGTGTGCCAACAACTCTGCTTCGATGTTGACTCGAGCCAAGTCATCATATTGACCCACAAGATATGCTAGATCACTGTTGTATTTCTTTTGCCACAGTACTTGTCGTCGGCGCAGGCTTTCTATTTGTTCTTCAATGCGCTTGTTGGCTTCTTGCACAGCACGTACTCTAAACTCTTCGGCTGTGATCGAATCTTTGGTCACTTTGTTGAGTTCTTTGATACGATCCGCACGTTCACTCAACACAGTGATACCCAACAACTGCTCGATAATGGTGCGTTGTTCGTTGGCTTTCAGGCTCAGGAATGGTTCTGTGTAGGTGTTCAGGGCCAAGATGTGCTTGAACATGTCGTGACTCATGCCAAACACACGCTCAATAGCATCCTGTGTTTCTCTGCTGTCGCCTTGTGCATCATCTGTGGCAGTGAGTTGTTCGCTGTCCACATAGAAACGCAACACATTGGGTTTGCGTCCACGTTCAATCTTGTAAGTTTTACCATTGACATCAAAGTCAAGACTGACTATCATGCCCTTGGCATTGGTTTTGTTTACCAAGTTGTCCTTGCGAATGTTGCTCAATGCTTGCCCATACATGGCATAACTTAGGGCATTGATGATTGTGGTCTTGCCGGTGCCGTTGCGAGATCCGTCACCGCCCAGATCCAAGTTCTCGCCCAGCACCAAGGTCAAGTCTTGACGATCAAAGTCGATACCTTGTGTGGCCGCACCCACACTCATAAAGTTTTTAACAGTTAAATTTTTAAATCGTATCATTGGTGATTTTGATCCTTGACTTGTCGGATATAGTCTTGATAGTTTTTGTTTGTATGATTATGCAGTCTTTTGTAATACAAGTCAATGACTATTTTTGCTGCACCAAAAGCAAACCATCCAGGATAAACGGCATGAGCCAAACTGATAAAACCTGCCCAGATCAATTGGAATCCTGCTGACACTGCCCAGATAAAATGTGATCTATAGGTCTCGTTGCTGTCGTGTAAATGTTGATGTTTGCTCATATGTCTGTTCGAAAAATGTTTCTAACAACTTCGTGATCCAACTTGATTCCTGACAAACACTCTTCAAACACTAAATGTTTGGCTGAGTCAATGCAAACCTGACTACTGTACTTGTTGCAAATTATCAAATTCAAATGTCTCACAGTGTGATCTAAATCAGACTGATCCCAAACTGCTAGATACAGCTTTTCTCTATCTCTGTCTACTACAATTTGTGCATGTATGTCTTGACTTTTTGCTAACTCAAGTAACCAAAAAAGATCAACCTTAACATCGTTTATTCTTACAAGGTCGTTCCTGCCAAGATGTGTAAAGCTGTTACCGTGCCTCTGAAAAGTATCTTGCATCACAATAGACGTTCCGTAATCGTTAAGATTGACCAACAACTGATTTTGATCGTTAAAGTCAAAACTATAAAAATTATCAGCTAATTCAAATGTTTTATGATCAAAATTAGTCTGACCAGTATGCATCACATTGGTAAACAATGGTCCGCTGGTTTCATTGCAACCAAAAACACTTACAATTTTTATTGTGCCACATTGATTGATCAATGACTGCCAGTCAGGATTGATGTAGGAAAGAATGTAGATTGTTAAGTTGTTGAATTTGTAATTTTGAGAAACAGCCTGTTTCAAAAAGTTTTCAGCCATATGCACGTAGGGAAACTGTACATGATTGATATCATGATCAACACAGTACCTGACCAAACTTTCCATATATTTGTCAGATTCTAGATTAAAAACAAAATGTCCTTGACAAGTGTCTGACATCAATGCTGGTATAAAATACGTAACTAAACTGCTGCCATGATGCAAATTTCTAATATGCAAAACATTACCGTTGAATTTAAATAAGTTATTGTTTCGTTGACTTACATTGAATAAAAATCTATGTGTATGATTGACTTTTTTTGGTTTGTCAGTTGTGCCAGAACTGGTGCATAGTAGCAAATCTAAGTCTGGACTGATGGTAGATCTGGTAGGATTGTTCCACCACCCGCTGCTGTTGGTTTGATAGCTGTCCCAAATATGCCAATATTCAGTCTGTCGACTATGAGCACTGTAATAGTTGTGTTTTTCGAGTTGTAACATTTTGCCAGACAAAAATAAATCCAATGGAAAAAAACTATCTGATTGTAATTTATTATCTGACGGTATAATAGACTGGTTTGAAATGTCTAACACCACTAGTTTCAATCCTAATTCAGCAGCAGCTATCAATGCACTAAAATAGTATATGTCAGTCAGTGGGAATCCTAGCCCAATGTGATTTCCAGCCTTTAATTTATTTTTTTCAACAAATACTATTTTCCAATGATCAACAAATTCAGTCAGCAAAGATCGATCATGCCAAATTTTGTCTTGATCATTGAATAATCTAAAATTTTTCGAAATTGAGTCAAGAGAAATAATCATAGGTCTCTGTATATTTTTAGTAACAATTTGTTGTCGTAGAACTCAGACTCGATGTTGGTAAGTTGGTCCACAACAATTTGATCCACTGACTCAAACTTAACATCTCCTGGTGCCATATCTTCATCAACGCCCGCAGCCTTGTTTGGAATCAAGGACATTTCACGGAGTTTGTGAGTCTTGATAAATGTTTCTTTGATGAAGTTGGCTTCTTCGTAGCTGATCTCAATGTCTAGATTAACACGCACATGCATCTTGGGTTTAAGAAGTGTTTCGGCGTTGTCGATGAGATTAGCCAACCCGTACACGCGGTACGTTGGTTGATCAGGCCAGGCATGAAACTCCGGCTCTTGACCCCACTCCAACGTCATCATGCCACGCTCATCGTCACCGGCATCGGCATAGTTGTGCGGGAAACAGTTGCCAATGTAGGTGATATTTCGTTTGGTCTGGCGTTTGTGAAAGTGTCCGGTAAACACATGTTCAAAATTCGCAAAGTCTTCTCTGCGAACTTCACCATGATCCGGCATCTCTACCATGGCATTCATGAGATAACCGGGCAGTTCAAAGTGCCCAAACATGTATCGGCCTTTCAGTTTGGGTATGCGTTTATGATCGTCGCCACATAACCAAGGGGCAATAACCACGTTGCCACTAGAGAACCAATCGTTACATATGACCACATTCGGAAGATGTTTAGCCCACTCCACGCTTTGTATATCACGTTTATCGCGATAATATAGATCGTGGTTGCCAGGGACAAAGTAAACAGTATCAAAATTTGCATTCATGTGCTCCAGTGCTTGTAGGCTGTAATTCAGAGTAACAATGTTTAGGCTGGCTCTGTTGTTGTGCCAGTCACCCAGGAACAAACAGGTTTCGCAGCCCTCTTGCTTGGCCTTGGCAGTGGCCCATTTGACAAAATTCAAACAATCATCGTTGTGTGTTTGACTATTGCTTTTGAGACCAAAATGTATGTCAGTAAAGACCGCAGCTTTTTTGAATAAATTCATATGGTGTAGAGTAGTTTGCTCAAGTGTACACTATTTGTGGGGAAGATGTCAAGCTCATGACACTGTATTTCATACCCTAAATTTCTAAGCTGCCATTGAATCCAGCTCTCACTGGCAAGCGGCAACAATTGGTCAGACCAATCAAATTCAAAATTATCTACAACCGAGTCAACAATATTTTTACACAGTTTATCTTGATTTTTAAATTTCTGCAATTGTAAATTTTTTTCGTGATATGGTAACAAATCACTCACTGGTCTGACAAAGTTAAAATTTAAAGTTTGCTGTAGTCGATTGATGACTGATTCAAAATCATACAACAAATCTTTTACAAGTATGTTGTGTGATCTTGGATGATTCCACGAATCTAAATGATACCATTCGACTTGATCATACCAAGCCGGCATTAGGTAAAAACTCAGAAACTCTCGACGAATCCAGGTGGGAATTTCATCAATGGGTATGTCAGCAACTGCCCAATTGGAGTAAATCTCCGAAGAATCTATTTCTGTAAAAAATTGATGCTTCCACCAGTCATCCCAAATTTTTGTAAGATAATTATTGACAGTCAACAGCACTGAATTCTTGTCTGGATACAAATAAATGATGTCATTTACTGAATTTAAAATTTCATTTAAATTTTTTGTAATTGACTCAGTTTTGCAAATTTTAGGATGCAATCGGACGAACTGGGCACCTGTGGAAAATGTTTGTTGCCAATCTCTAAGATTGGCCAATTTGTGATCTTTGTCAAGAAATCCATGACTACTTCCGGTGCTAGTGAATGGATCAATGATCGGTCGACTAGAGCACAGTGAAGTCAAACTCCATTCAAGATATGTACCATAAGATCCGGCATTATAAATTATGGGAATGGTTGATGTCATTCTTCATAAGTTGTAGTAACCGGACCGCTCATGGCAGCCATGCCAGCTTTGCCAGAGTTCTGGCGAGTCCATGATGGGTTCAGCCCGTTCATCTCTAAGATGTCATCACGGATGTTTTGATTTTTCTTTTCAATGTTCAGGATGCGAGTAAAGCTGTTGGTGATGGCAGCAGTGTAATAGGCAAAAGGATTCTGCGATTTTGATTCGTCAAATTGCAGTCCAATTTGGCTGAGCTGTAGTAGTGCCTGTCCGCGCATTTCTTCATTATAGGTGTAGCCGCGCCAGTTTGATCTGGTGGCATAGCGTTCACACAGTTTCATAAACATTGTGGCCAGTTTGCGTGTCATGTTGCCATGGTCCTTGCAGAACTCGCCAGAGTCCACGTCACCCTGCCAATGGCTCTTGCCTATCAGCACAGGAGTTTTGTTTTCATCCAGGCGGTAATGCCAAAACGGGGGAAAGTTCACACGCATGTGTGTGGGATTGTGTACCACGTCTTCAATCAAGCCTGCCAGCGGATCTTCCGTTGCATCATCCAGGTCCAGGATATCTTGAATCTTTTTCTTCTTGGTGGCAGTTTTGGGCACTTTCTTGGGTGCCATGGGTATGTGTTCCCAGGTCATGACACGAAAAACCACTTCTGTATTGGGTATTTTTTTGGGGTCAATCACTTCGCCTGTTTCACGTTTGTGACGGTCAGCACGATTACGACGTGCTTCGGCTACGGTTTTTTGATTGATTTTGTCCACACTTGGTAGAATCATGTCAAATTGATGATCAGTTGTACTGTCTCGGAATGAGCAGTAGGTGTTTTTGCTGAGATGTATTTCTTTCAAAATGTCGCGGTTGTTAAGGTAGTTGACCTTGGCCGCAGATTTGGCAATAAGTGTCATGCATGGGTCTCCAGATATGTACTTATTGTAGCATATCTACAACAGTTGTCAACCTGTTCTTAAACTACATGGTTTTTGATTTGGGTAAATAAGGTATAGGAACATACATATGGCCACCACAGACTTTCCAGCTGAACAAAATTCTGCAATAGATCCAGGGTTGCCACAACCGCCTGTGCCAGAAACTGTTGAATCTCGCAGCCCAGACCCCCAACCTGGCTTTGGTGATGGCTCTGCAGAAGACCTGGCCTTGTTCCCCACAATTGCACCTACTGCGGTGACATCAGGAACTGGCTTTGGTGATGGCTCTGCAGAAGACCTGGCCTTGTTCCCCACACTCTCTCCTGAAGCCGTGGACCCTAACCAAAGTGCTGCAGAAACTGCAAGACTGGCTCGTAATGCTGCCACTGCTGCCACAGCAGAAAACAATGCACTAGCAGCCGCCGGTAATGCACTCAAGCAACAGGCACAAGAACAACGCACACTGCAACAACGATACAAGCAGCCCGGCAATCAAGACTGGCGTGTGCGCTTGGTCCTGGCTGAAGGTGCCACTTATCTCTACAAAGATTCCACAAACCAGTTGTTGAAACCCTTGGCCAACAGCAACGGTGTAATTTTTCCTTACACGCCTTCAATAGCAACTTCCTACGTGGCCAACTACGACAAATATGATCTAGTACACAGCAATTATCGTGGGTATTTTTACAAAAACAGTGCAGTAAACGATGTCAACATCACAGGCATATTCACAGCACAAGACACAGCCGAAGCACAGTATCTCCTGGCAGTGATACATTTTTTCCGCAGTGCTACCAAGATGTTCTATGGCAAAGATCAAGAACGCGGTGCACCTCCGCCTTTGGTGTATCTGGTGGGTTATGGAGAATGGCAATTTGCCGGCCATCCTTGTTTGATCACCAACTTCAACTATAACTTGCCATCGGACGTGGATTACATCCGTGCCAGTTATCCCAACAACTATGGCATCAACCTGTTGAATCGTCAGAACCCCACATCCACCTCCAGCAGTTCTCAAGGCTCGGTGATCACACGCTTGCTCAATGCTGGGTTGACCAAGGGTGCAGTACCACAGTTGACCACACCCAATCCCAGTGCCACCGGAACCGGCACTGTCAACAACACACAACGACCCACTTATGTGCCCACCAAAATGGAAATTGCCATCACACTCTTGCCGATTAACACTCGCAGTCAGGTCAGTCAACAGTTCAGCGTGAAAGAATTTGCCAATGGCAACTTGCTCAAAGGAGGATTCTGGTAATGGCCACCTATGACACCACCAGTCCCTATTACAACACATCTTATGTGCAGTTTTATCTTGGACCCATGGTCAATCGCCCTATACCCAAGGAAGACGATGACCTTTCGTTTGTGATCAACTCAACCTATCAGTATCGTCCAGATCTCCTGGCCTATGATCTCTATAGTTCAGCAGCTCTGTGGTGGGTGTTTTATCAACGCAACCCCAACACACTCACAGCACCGCCCTTGGACTTTACTGTGGGCACCAGAATATACCTGCCCAAAATTGGCACATTGAAATCTGTGTTGGGATTCTAACCCATGGCCACAACAGCACAGATCGAACAAGAATTATCCACACTCCGGGCAACCCTGGGACAGCTTGAAGCTGCCAGGGCTGCCGTCAATCGAGAAATTGGGACACTAACTGCAGAGAAAGATGAGTTAACTGCTGCTGCTCGTAAACAATATCAAGGCGGCGACCAAGCTGGTGCAGCGGCATTGCGAGCTCAAGCGGCTCAGCTCGAAGCAAAGATTGGAAACTTGTACAGTAGTCCAGCATTTGCCAACTTAGACGCCGCTGAAAGCAAAATTAGAAGTCTTGAATCTCAGCTATATCAAGTAAAACAAAAAGAAGAGTTTGATGCAAAGCAAAACCCGCCAACTGCTTCCGCGGCCCAGACTGCACAAGATGATGCTGCCAAAGGCCCTACTCGGGCACCTGAGTCAACTATAAATGCCGAAGGGCGCATTCAGCCAGTGTCCACTGCCACTGCACCTACCAATGCTGATGTGCCAGCCACCACTGACACCGGCGGAGGCGACACTGGTACCAATGCACCTGTCAGAACCCTAAATCAAACACAAGCAACTTCGGGACAGGTCGAACAAGGCCAAGGGCCTACATCAGCCACAAATTCTCTCAACCCCAATGCCGCTACTTCGGCACCGTTTATTGGTCCAGGAGATGATGATGCATCAGTTTACTCAACCACTCCTCCCAGTGGTGGGCCAGTCAATGGAGATGTCAGTGTCAATGCAGCGTTTGAAAAAATAACTGCTCAGCCCAATCGTCTGGATCAGTATGCCAGCAGCGCCTGGTCAGCATCAGTGTATCTCCTGACCACTGACCAATACAAGCAGTTGTTGAACAGCAAAAAGAAAAGCATCAATGGCTATCAACTGCTGTTTCAAAGTGCCGGTGCTCCCAACAATGTGGGTGGTGCTCAAGGCAGTGCACCGGCTGCCGGTGCACCTGATGCCGGTAGAAGTCCTTTTTTCCCCAATGACTTTTACATAGACAGTGTGACCATTGACAACAAGTTGCCAGGAAAAGCCACCCGCGCCGCGCACCTGGTGACTGATTTGAAGTTCACAGTGATTGAGCCCTTGGGCATCACCTTGCTGGACCGCCTGTATGCTGCGGTACAAGATTTTGCACCCAAGAATGCAGCAGGTGCTGTGAACTACACAGCCTGCCAGTATCTCATGGTGTTGAGATTCTACGGCTACGACGAAAATGGCAACCTCATAGGAGGAGCATCCAGCAGCAACACCGGTGTCACAAACAACACCACTGTGATAGAAAAATTTATTCCTTTTCTCATAGCCAAGATGAATTGGAGTGTGGGATCAAAACTAGTGCAATATGATTTTGAAGCTAACCCAGTGGCACAGATGATTGGCCAAGGTGTGGCCCGCGGTACCATACCGGCTGACATACAGATATCCAACAGCACTGTGGGACAACTGCTGAGCGGTATCTCAGGCACTGGATATGGCGACGGCTCAGCTGAAGATCTGGCCTTGTTTGGCAGTACTGCACCCACCAATCCCAACGCTGTGGCCAATTTGGAAGCGTCTCACAATGCCCTGGTGGCCGCAGCGGCTGCTCAGAAAAACAATGGTGGCACCACCGGCGCTCCTCCCAAAGCAAGCTCTGCCCCCACAACCAAATTTGCTGCCAGTCAAGGACTCATGGCTTTTATGAATCAGTTTCAGAAACAACTGGTCAGCGATGGTATATTCACCTATGCTGACAGCTACAACATTGTGTTTGCGTCGGGTGCTGAAGAAATTAGAGATGCCAGTATTGCACCTCCAGATTCGGGACCCAAAGACAAGTCAGGTACCAACTCTGCAGCGCCTGCCACAGTAGACCCACAAAATTTATTGGCTGGCAAAACCAGTGTGAATTCCACAATTCGTAGATTTGCTCTCACAGCCGGACAACAACTGGTGCAGGCCATTGAACTGGCCATTCGCAACAGCACTTATATCTACAACCAAGCTCTTACGGTGGTCGACGCCGACACAGGCCTCACACAGGCCAATCAGGACAAGTTCAACAAGCCAGTGAACTGGTTCAAAATTACCATGGAAGCCCGACCCAAAGACTATGATCGCAAACGCAATGATTATGCCTACGACATAACATTTGTGATCAGTAAATATCTCCTGCAAGATTTTGACAGCAGATATTTTCCAGCCACCCCTTACCGCGGTGTACACAAAAGCTATCCCTATTGGTTCACCGGGCAAAATACTTCAGTGATAGATTACACTGCAAGTTTCAATCATCTTTACACTCTCACAGTGAGTGGCAGTTCCAAAGACGACGGAGCCGCCGACAGAATTAAAAGAAATTTTACCAGCAGCCAGCAACAAATTTCTAAAATTACATATTCGCCCAGAAGTCAGGAAAGTGATGCAGGAGCACCCATTGCACCTGGCGGCAGCGCCAATGAAGTGCCGGCCAGTGCCGCCGAATATCTTTACAATCCGTCAGGTGTGGGCGAAGCCCAATTGAGAATTGTGGGTGATCCTGCCTGGATACAGCAAGGCAGTTTGTTTGCTGGAGTCAATCCTGTGGAATTCAACTACAGACCGTTTTTGAGTGATGGCACTATAAATTTTGATTCTCAACAGGTCATGTATGAAGTGGTATGGCAACGACCCGAAGACTTTGATCCACAGTCAGGTCTGGCCGATCCATATTCTCGCACTCAAAAAATCACTGGTGATCGACAACCTATTCAAAGCTATGTGTACTTGGCCACACAATGCACCAGCGAATTCCGTGGCGGCAAGTTTGAACAAGTTCTACACGGTAAATTCTATCCGTTCTACACTGGCAACAACAAAGCACCCACTGCACCAACACCGGCTGTTGGCACTGGCTTTGGTGATGGCTCTGCAGAAGACCTGGCCTTGTTCCCCACAATTGCACCCACAGGCACACGCAATCCCGGTGGTCTGGCCAAACGTGGATTGCAAGCAGCCCCATCACGACTGAGTGGCCAGAATCCCTTGGCAGCTCCTGAAAACCCATTTTCAGCCGCAGGTGCACTGAGTGGCACCGGTTTCGGTGATGGCTCTGCAGAAGACCTGGCCTTGTTCCCCACTATTCCGCCCACAGCAGTCACCAGTGGCGGCGCTGTGGTTGGTGCCGGTCCGGCAATTGCCGGTGCAGTCAACAATGCAGCCAATGCCTTGCGTGGACTAAACGTGCCCTTGAAAATTCCCAATGCTGACAACATAGGTGATATAACTACAGCAGCTGGTCAAATTATGGCCAAAGAATTTTAAGGAACACACATGGTAGACAATATTCAACGCAGTCGAGGAAGACCAGTCAATTACAAATTGGATCGTGGTGGGGTTCCTGCTGAAGGAGGTCCGTTCCTGGGTATAGTGATGAACAATGTGGATCCCACACGCAGTGGATCTCTATGGGTGTATATTGAAACATTTGGTGCTGGCAACATGCAAGACGATAACAAGTGGGTCAAAGTTCGGTACATGCCCAGTTTCTTTGGCAGTACCCCGCTGCCCAACAGCAAAGGCGTGAATGATAAAGTAGGGACATATCCAGGCAATCAAAACAGTTATGGCATGTGGTTCACCCCGCCTGACATTGGCGTGACTGTGATGTGTATCTTTGTGAATGGCCGTAGAGATCAAGGATTTTATATTGGGGTAGTGCCTGAAGAAGGGCTGGGTCACATGGTGCCAGGCATAGCTGCGTCTTCAGAGTTTGACACTGGAAATCAAAATCAAGCCGCGTATTCCAAAGGTGCTGGCCGACTACCCGTGACAGAAATCAACACACTAAACCAAGACATTTTTAACAACCCAAAATTTTATGCACAAAAAAAACCAGTGCAAAGCTACGTGTCAGCAGTGTTGTTTCAACAGGGACTGTTGAAAGATTTTGAACGTGGCACCATCAGCAGCAGCAGTCAACGAGAAAGCCCCAGTTCAGTGTTTGGTGTGTCAACACCAGGACGAGCTGTCTATCAAGGCGGCATGACACCCGAAGACATTCGACAGCGTGTGAATGGCAGTGAAGTTCGTGGTGATCAAGCTGCGGTCATTGGTCGAGTGGGTGGACACAGTCTAGTCATGGACGACGGTGACATCAGCAGTGCCAATCAGATGATGCGACTGAGAACCACCAATGGGCATCAGATTACCATGAGTGATTCAGGCAATTTTTTGTACATAATTCATGCCAACGGACAAACTTGGATCGAACTCGGAGCACAAGGTACTGTGGATGTGTTCAGCACCAACAGCATAAATCTGCGCAGCCAGGGCGACATCAACCTGCATGCTGACCGAGATATCAACATGTATGCTGGTCGTAACTTCAAGGCCAAGAGTGAAAAAACCATGCAACTGGAAAGCATGACCGACATTGTGATGGATGCACAAACCAACATCACAATCTACAGCAAAGCCACAATTGGAGTCAAATGTGATGGCACATTGACTTTGAACAGTGCTGGAGGATCATGGGGTGCAGGGTCTGACCTGCGTTTGCAAGCCGGTGGCATTGATTTGAATGGCCCAGCAGCTGACCGAGTGACCACTCCCAATCCCATCACAAAAACTCTGCTGGACGACACTGCTTTTTCTACCAGCACAGGATGGGTGGTAAAACCAAAAGATCTGACCAGCATAGTGAGTCGAGCCCCCACACATGAGCCTTATCCTTATCACAATCTTGGTGTGGATGCCAAAATCAAATTTGAAGAGGGCAAGCCTACCCCGCCACCCGGAGCACCTGTTGTGCCGGCCGGCACAACATTCAAAGCATTATGAGCTCATTTACCTTTGATCTCAGCAGTCTCAGTGGGGTCACCGGATCGGTGGCATCATTTGAGACTGGACTAAGTGCCAATACCCCCAATGACAAACTGACATATTCTGGTCAAGATCCCATAGTATGGGACAGAGTCAACAACGAACGTCTTCGCAGGGGACTGGATCCGTTGCCTGGCACAAGACCGGTGGATGATGGAAAAACTTATGGAGCCCAACGAGGCGCACCACCGGCCAGCACTGCACCAAACAGACCCTTGACCGAAGCTGAAAAAGCTCAGGCCGCTGCTGTAGCAAAACAGTTTGGATTGCCGGATCCTGTGGCAGTATCAAAAACATTTGAAGTCACCTGCCCACCAGGTACCACACGTGAACAAGCATTTGCAATTTTTAAACAACAGGCCGACGCCGGCGGGCTTGCTGGATTTTCTCCAGGCGATATTCTCAGCTCAGAAACACAGGCCGCTGATGGTTTGCCAGGTGCCTTGGCTCAGGTGGGACAGGGACTGTCAGGAATAACCGGAGCCTTTGGAGCAAACATACCCGGAGCACCGGGAGCAATTGGATCATTGAGTCAAATAGATGCGCTGGCCAAAGGCGGGCTGCCGAACATGCCCGGTGTCAATGCTGTGACGTCGGGAGGAATCCCGTCAACCAGGAGTATTGCAGCCGGCGCTGTGGCTGCGGTAGGCGGTGCATTGAGTTCAAAAGTTTCGACCAATCCCATTGGCCTTGCTGATTTTGCCAAACAAGCACCGGCATTGACCGGCATTGGCAGCATGAGTTTGCCAGACGTGACGGCAGTGTTGGCTCAAGCCAAGAAAAATGTGGGGCAAAGCAGCACTGCCATTAGCAACAGTCTGGGAGCAGGTGAATTTGGACTGAATGTGAGCCAACTGGAGTCTGCTGGCATAGTCAAGCCAGGCACCAACAGTTTGATCACAGCTGGCAGTTCTCTTACTGATGTGCTCAAAAGTCCAGCAGTGTTCACCGGCAAAGGCGGCATCAACAACTTGGATAATTTTTTAGCATCATCTCCTGCACAATCTCAAACCATGCAAGGTCTAATGAACAAGGGTCTAAACAATCTTTCTTCCCTGGGCGTGCCCACAGACAAATTGACAGCTCAAGGCGCAGGTGCACTGGGACTAGGCTCAGCTATGGCAGCAGGCAATTTTGGCGAATTTACAAACCTCATTAAAGGCGCTCCTATACCTGCTGCAAGCAAGGCCAAATTTGACAAAGATTTTGCAGACGCTGCTGCGGCCATCTCCTTGGGCGAAACAAAAATCCCTGCAGAATTCAAAGCCGAAATTGTGCCAGAAGTTTCAGGGGACACAGTGAATCGTGACACAGTGACTGGCGCACTCACAAGAATGCTTGGTGATGCCAAAATTCCCGTACCAAATTTTTCATCACTGGAAAGTGGATTGTACGCAAAAACCAAAGATGAAGACTTGATTTATACCGGTCGAGACAGCATAGTTTGGGACCGAAGCAATGCTGAACGTTTGCGTCGTGGCCTGCCTGGCTTGGCTGAAATAGGATATCCGCGCCCGCCTGACGATGCAATACCTGCTCGCAAGCCGTTTGGGCGATAATCAGGCACCATAAATATCAGCATGGCACAAACATTCATTGGATTTAACACACAGAATCAATATAAAAAATTCACACTCACTGGATTTGAACTGATCAAACGTGATCTGTTGAATGCATTTAACATACGACAGGGCCAGTTGCCAGGTCGTCCAGGGTATGGTACCATCTTGTGGGATTATCTGTTTGAGCCGCAGGTGGAACAAGTACAAACCAATATCACCAACGAAGTGCAACGAGTGGCTGGAGGAGATCCTAGAGTTTTTATTTCAGACATACAGGTCAGCCCTCAACTGAATGGCATTTTAATAGAAATTGAACTCACAGTGGTGCCCAGTACTAATGCAGAAAGACTAGCTATATTTTTTGACCTTCAGCAACGCAACGCCAGTTACGTATAACTACGCCGTTTTTTCTGTCCATAAATAAAACACAGGCACTGGAACCATGGCAACCACAACTAGACAAACAGCAATTTTTGGCGTTGAAGATTGGAAACAAATCTATCAAACCTATCGTGAAGCAGATTTTCAAAGCTATGATTTTGAAACCTTGCGAAAAAGTTTTGTTGACTATCTACGTTTGTACTATCCAGAAACTTTCAACGACTATATTGAAAGTTCCGAATACATTGCTTTACTAGACGTTATTGCGTTCATGGGACAGGCTCTGGCTTTTCGCACAGACCTTAACACCAGAGAAAATTACATAGACACAGCCGAACGCAGGGATTCTGTAGTGCGCTTGGCCAATCTGGTAAGTTACACAGCCAAGCGCAACACTGCTGCACAAGGATTGTTGAAAGTTTTCAGCGTGGTCACCACAGAAAATGTGGTGGATTACAATGGTGTAAATCTAAGCAATGTCACAGTAGACTGGGCTGATCCTACCAATCCTGACTGGCAAGAACAATTCACAGCCATCATAAATGCCAGTTTGGTAGACACACAGCGTGTGGGACGCCCGGGCAATCGTCAAAACATACTGAGCGTGAGAACTGATGAATACAGCATTAATCTTGTGCCTGGATATCTTCCGGTGATTCCGTATTCGGCCACTGTGGATGGAATCAACATGCCATTCGAAGCCATCACATCAACCAGTGTTGGCGAAAATTATTTGTATGAACCCTCGCCCCGGCCCAATGTGCCATTTAATATACTATTTCGCAATGATCAATTGGGATTTCAATCTGCCAACACAGGATACTTTTTTTCATTCAAACAAGGTGTTTTACAAAACCAAGATTTTAACTTGGCCGAACGCACAGCCAATCGCACAGTGGATATCAATGTTGAGGGAGTCAACAATGAAGATCGTTGGTTGTTTCAGCTAGACAACACCGGTACCGTCAGCAAAGAGTGGACCTATGTTGAAAATATCTATGCTGCTGCGGCTGAACAACTGGCCACGCAACTACGACCCATCTACACTGTGACTTCTCGCACCAACGATCAAATCACCATGGTATTTGGAGATGGAGTATTCTCAGAGATACCTGTGGGCACATTCCGTGCATATGTCAGAGCCTCCAATGGACTGCAATACATTATCAATCCTGAAGAAATGCAATCAGTCACACTGCCCATCAGTTATGTTGATCGCAACGGCAATCTGCAGACCATTACATTCACCTGCGGTATCACACAACCAGTCAGCAACAGTCAGGCACGTGAACCCATTGATGAAATCAAACAGCGAGCACCTGCTGGTTACTACACACAAAATCGCATGGTCAATGGCGAAGATTACAATTTGTTTCCCTACACCAAATACAACAGCATTGTAAAAAGCAAAGCACTGAATCGTGCCAGCATAGGCACCAGTCGTTATCTTGACCTTGTGGACAATACCGGCAAATACAGTTCAACCAACACATTTGCGTCTGATGGTGCGCTGTGGGAACAATTAATATTGCCAACCATATTGTTTTCCTGGATCAATCGCAATGAAATTGCTGATGTGATTACCAATCAAGTGTCCCCAGGCATTGCCAACACCACCATGCGACAGTTTTATTATGCCAACTTTCCTAGAGAGTCTGTGAATACCGGTACCACTGCTCTGAGCACCTGGAATCAAAGCACCACACTGACCAACGAAACCACTGGCTATTTTAAAAATGCCGCAGGTGCTGCTGTCCCTGTGGGCCAAGTGTTGAATTTCAACAACAATCCATTTTATTTTGTGGCAGTGGGCAGCTTGATCAAGTTTGTGCCACCCACTGGATATTATTTTGACAGCAACAACAGACTGGCTGTTGGCACACCCACTCGAGCCGACGAACGACTGGAAATCTGGGCCAGCCCTCTCAACATTGTGGGCGACGGATACAACAACGGTCTTGGCAATTTTACTTCAGGAATTGGACCAATCACTCTCAACAATTTTGTGCCCACTGGTGCCATTGTTGACACTGTGATTCCGCTGTTTGTAACAGACTTGCCATTGAGTTTTCAACAACAAATGATTGAACAGATTTTACTGTATCGTAATTTTGGCATTGGCTACGACAGCACAGGCACCATAACTGGCACACCCTACAGCTGGTATTTGATCACTCAACAAAATCTTGACGCATACACTGGCAGCAGTCACCCGGCTACCTGGAGCCAACAGTATGCTGGCAACGCATCAGGACACAATCTTGACGCCAGTTGGCTGGTACAATTTGTGGTGCAAAATCAAAACTACACTATTACTCTTCGGGGATTGGAATACAATTTTGGCAGTGTTTTACAAACCAGATTTTTTTACTACGACGGCGGAAAAATTTATGATAGTAGAACAGGCACAGTGATCAGTGACTTTATCAATGTGTTGGCAGTCAACACGCAACCCAATTCAACCGATCACTTGTATGGCGATATCTACATGACCATCAAAGGTCAGCCAGTGGAAAGCGATGGGTATGTGGACGATTTTCAGGTGCTGGTAGGCTATCGAGACAGTGACCTGGATGGGGTTCCTGACAATCCTGATTTCTTTGAAGAAATTGTAGGGCCTGTTCCGGCCACACCTACTGCAAATTCTCCCCGAGTGTTTTTGCAACAAACAGTGGATTTTGACAATTTGCAAAGATATCTGCTGGTAGAACCTGGCACGGTCAACGACAGTTATGCCACCTATGACGATATTGAATTAGAAAAGTTATCCTGGAGCCCAGGACAAATATTTTATGCCTACAGTCAAGATACATTTTGGTTGCTGAGCATCAGTATCAATGGTTCTAGAACGCTGGTGCAACAGTCGGGTTGGATTGCCAGATCAGGACGTCAGGCCTTGTATTTTCAGTATCGTCACAATGCACCATTGACTGCAAGAATTGATCCGGGCACCACCAACATCATTGACATCTATGTGGTAACCCTGGCCTACTACACTGCCTATCAAAATTGGATAAAAGACACTACCAACACTGTGACTGAACCAGCCCGCCCCACCATTGACGAATTGTCCACTGCCTATCAAGGACTACAAGATTACAAAATGCTCAGCGACAACATTGTGCTTAACTCAGTGACTTTCAAACCTCTGTTTGGTGCCAAGGCCGCTGCGGAACTACGTGCTACCATCAAGGTAATTCGCGCACAAAATTCCACAGCCAGCACCAGTGAAATCAAAAGTTCAGTAATAGCTGCCATGAACACTTATTTTAGTATTGACAAATGGAATTTTGGAGACACATTTTATTTCTCAGAGTTGGCCGGATACCTGCATCGAACTCTTGGTACCATTATAAGTTCAGTGGTATTGGTTCCGTTGGACCAACAAAAAAGTTTTGGTGATTTGTACGAAATACGTAGTGAGCCCAATGAAATTTTTGCCAACGGTGCTACCATTGCTAACATTGATGTAATTGAAGCATTGACCAGTACCAATCTGCGTACTGCGCCAGGCAGTGGAGTAATTTAATGGCCACAGTACGTAGTGTAGATTTTTTACCTGAAATATTTCAAACTGACGCCAACAAGCAATTTCTTTCGGCCACACTGGATCAGTTGATTCAGGAACCGCAATTCAAAAAGACTCAAGGCTTTATTGGACGTACTGTGGGCCCAGGTGTCAACCCCAATGACAAATATGTTATAGAACCCACTCGTACTCGGGCCGATTACCAACTGGAACCCACAGTGATCAGCCTTGATCCTGCAGCAACCACTACGGTGAAAAATGCCATTACCTATCCAGGTATAAATGATGCCATTGCCTTGCAAGGTGGCTATGGCGACAATCCAGATCGACTGTACACCAGCGAATTCTACAGCTGGGATCCATTTGTGGATTTTGATACTTTTGTAAATTTCAGTCAATATTTTTGGTTGCCATATGGACCAGATGCGGTGGACGTGGCTGTCACTGCAATACCTGCCACCGATGACTTTGTGGTCAATCGTGACAATGGTGTGTACACATTTTCTGGCATCAGCGCAGATAATCCCACACTAAATCTTGTTCGAGGCGGCAGTTACACATTTCAAGTTGCACAAAACACCAAAGAAACTGTGAATTATCGTGTGCGCAACAACAACAACACATCGTACAGCATTGACTATTTGCCCAATCCCACATTGACCTTGGCTCGTGGCAATACCTATGTGTTCAACTTGACCACAACTGGCATATACCCATTCTGGATCAAAACACAAGCAGTGATCGGTACTGGCAATGCCTACAACAGTGGGGTTTCACGTAATGGTGCTGTGACTGGGCTAGTGACATTCACTGTGCCTCAAGACGCACCCGATGAGCTGTATTATATCAGTCAAAACGACGTCAGCATGCAAGGCGTGTTGAAAATCGTCAACAGCACACCCGGTACTGGACCAGGTTTTTGGATTCAAACCAATCCAGGTATCAATGGTACAGTGCCAATCAATCCCAATATTTCCAGCAGAGATGTCTACGGTGTGACCAACAACGGCGAGGATCTTGGTACCGTTACATTCAATGTGCCTTTAAAAACAGCACAAAATTTTTATTACAATTTGCCAGACATTGGCAATGTAAATCTGTTGACCTCACTGAAATTTGATCAAATCAACAATCAACCATTGGCAACTTTTATACAAACTTATGGTGGCATAGATGGCATCACCTATCTTGACGGTAGAACATTGATATTCACCGACCCATTTGTGTACGAAGAGGATGGGTGGGTGGTTCAACAACCGTTTGATTCAACGCCATTTGATCCATTGACACAGTCACCAACGTTCAATGGACAGCCCGGCAGTTTTGACAACAGTATTCCGGTGCCCCTGGAAGATCGTTATCAACTGTGGCGCATCAGCATTGTGAATTACAATGGCACTGATTATATAACTTTGGCAAAATTTGCTACCATTGCTGTATTGGACAAGTTTACTATCAACTACGGTGAACAGTACAGCAATACACAATGGTACAAAAATGAAACTGGTTTTTTTGAGCGTGTGCCACACTTGACCGCAATCATGGATACCTTGTATTATCAGGACGGTACTGATCCAGAAATTTTTGGACGCATCAATCTAATAGATCAAGCAGAAAACACCACACTGTATATTGATCAGATCATAGGCAAAAAAAACTACACCAGCAACAACGGAGTGACGTTTACCAATGGTCTCAAAGTAGTGTTTCGTGGGTTGGTAGAACCAGCTGCTTACATCAACAACCAATATTATGTGTCCGGTGTAGGTTCTGCCATTGAGTTGTTGCCAGTTGTGAATTTTATCACTCCTGAAACTTATGTGATCAATGAAAATGACAGCGGTCTTCCTGTGCCGTCAGATACTGATTATTTGACCATAAGTCGGGCCAGCCCTGACCTCAATGCCTGGACAAGAAGCAATCGTTGGTTCCATATAGATGTGATCACAGCCACGGCCAGCTACAACAACACTGCGGCAGTGCTGGACAACAACTATCGAGCCAAACGACCAATCATTCAGTTCCGCCAAGGCCTGAGATTGTACAACATGGGCACACAAGGTAAGCAATCGGTGGACATGATTGACTTCCAAGAAACAGATGCATTCTCCAATATAGAAGGCTCCACTGGATACTCAGTGAATGGTTATACCTTGGTACAAGGCAGCAGAATAATTTTTGCCGCTGACCTAGATCCTGATGTGCAAAACAAAGTTTATGTGGTAAATTTCATCATTCCGGACACAGTGTCTCCCTTGATAGCTCAACCCATAATCAACCTGGTGTTGGCCGATGACGGAGTAGTCACTGCAGATCAGTGTTTGGTCAGTCTTGAAGCCACGCTGTTTGAATCCAGCCAACAAAATGCAGGAACCACCTACTGGTATAACGGAACCGACTGGGTATTGGCACAACAAAAAATTGGTATCCAACAAGCCCCACTGTTCAACATCTACAATCCCAATGGTGTGAGCTTTGCAGATCAATCAATATATCCCAGTAGTACATTTGTTGGTAGCAAATTGTTCAGCTACGCAGCAGGTGATACCACAATCTTGGATCCTGTGTTGCAATTTCCTTTGCAATATCTCAATATCAACAACGTTGGCGATATTGTGTTTGAAAACAATCTTTACAAAGATACTTTTCTTTATGTTCTAAACAATATCAGCACTGTTCAAGATATCAGTTCAGGCTCGGTCCGAGAATATCAAACTCGCACTGGGTATCGGTCACTGTTGGGCTGGCAAACCGCAGCTACATCTAGTTTGGTAAAACAACAATTTAAATTTACCTACAATACCAGCACACTAAAACTGGATATTAAAATTTCTGATCCAGTTACTGTACCAACAATTTCTGTGTTTGTGGGATCAGTATTTTTAGAATCTTCAGAATACACTTATGTTACCACGGACAACAGCACCACAATCACATTATTGAAAACTTATGTTCCTGGAGACATTGTGGAAGTTGTGGTGCTCAGCAATCAAATCAGCCAGGTGGCGTTTTATCAAGTGCCTGACAATTTGCAAAACAACCCACTCAATGCCAACTCTCCGTCATTTACATTGGGCACCATACGCACTCATTATGAAAGCATTTGTCAAAATTTAATTTCATTGTCGGGACCGGTTAATGGTGCCAACAACACACGCGATCTTGGCAACATAGTTCCTTATGGTCAAGTGATTCTGCAACAAAGTGCTCCAGTGACCTTGACCGGATACTTCATGCGCAGTGACAAATTCAATGTGTTTGCATCATTGCAGTACAACAGTCAAGAATACAGCAAATTCAAAGCACAAGTATTGGATGCTGTTACTATTCAAGAAATAAATTTCCAAACCCCAGCACAAATACTAGACACAGCCATAAACTATGTGGTTGCTGGAAGAGTAGACACACAACCTTTTTATTGGAGTGACATGCTGCCGCACGGCGCTGTGTATATCTCCAACACCTACACAGTGTCAAATACAACCAGTGCAACATTTGACACTGTGCAAGTTTACAACTATGAATCAGCAAATTATTTGGGATTGTTGGTTTATGTCAATGATCGTCTGCTCACTCGCGATTTAGAATATGTTGTGGCCATCAACGGCCCTACTATTACCATAACCATACCATTGACTTTGGGTGACCAAGTCACCATCAACGAATACTCAACCACTGCTGGCAGTTTTGTGCCCAATACTCCTACCAAACTGGGTTTGTACCCGGCCTGGCAACCACAACAAACTGTGCAACGAACCACCTACGGTGAATGGACAGTCATTGTAGGACATGACGGCAGCATAACTCGAGCATTTGATGACATACGTGACAGTGTTTTGTTGGAATTCGAAACTAGAATTTACAACAACCTCAAATTAGATGGCAACCCTGTGCCACTCACAGTGTATGATGTGCTACCTGGACAATTTAGAACTACTGGATACACCTATGAAGAAATCAACAACATACTGTCCAAAGATTTTCTTAGCTGGGTGGCCTGGAACAAATTGGACTATCGCACACAAGATTATCGCGCCAATAATGAGTTTACTTGGAACTATAGTGCATCGCAAAATCGTCTCGATAACGAGAATCTACTGGGCGCCTGGCGCGGCATCTACAAATATTTCTACGACACACAACAGCCTGAGTATACTCCTTGGGAAATGCTGGGATTCACCATCAAGCCTGACTGGTGGGAAAACACTTATGGTGCCGCACCTTATACCGCAGACAACTTGGTGTTGTGGGACGATTTGCAAAATGGCTATGTAGCTGATCCTGTGGCCCCGTATGTGCTTCCTGAATTTGCAAGACCTGGACTCACCAGCGTGATACCCACTGGCAACCAAGGCGAATTATTGCCACCATTTGATACAGTAGTGGGAACCTACAGTCAAACTCAGTTTAGAAAAAGCTGGGCTGTGGGCGACGGAGGTCCTGTTGAGGCCTCATGGTGGAACAGCAGCAGTTATCCATTTGCAGTGATGCGTTTGTTGGCAGTGACTCGCCCGGCCAAATTTTTTGCACTGTTTGCTGATCGAGACCTGTATCGTTATAATGCAGAATACGGTCAATATCTCTACAATGATCGATATAGATTAGATGCCAACGGCATTGAAGTGTATGGCAATGGAGTCAGTAAAGCCAGTTACATTGACTGGATTGTGGATTACAATCGACAAACTGGTATTGACAGTACCAAGGAACTCACAGACGACCTCAAAGCTCTGGACGTGAGATTGAGTTATCGCATGGCTAGTTTCAGTGACAAACAATACATCAAGTTGTACACTGAAAAAAGCAGTCCCAACAGTCAAAACACTACTCTGTTGATTCCTGACGAAAGTTACAATTTAATATTGTACAAAAATCAACCGTTTGATCGTGTGAGTTACAGCAGTGTGGTGGTACAACAAGTTCCTGGTGGTTACTCAGTGTTTGGTTATAGTACCGCACAGCCTTATTTCAACATTGTCAAAAGCCTGGCTAATGGTCAATTGAGAACTTTTGCAGTGGCTGGAGTTGTTGTACAAGTACCAACATTTTACACCAACACTGTGGTGCAAGTGCCTTATGGATTTGTGTACAAAGATCTCACATCAGTGTGTGACTTTTTGTTGTGTTATGGGCAATTGTTGGAACTTCAAGGCCTGACTTTTACAGATCGAGCCAATGGGTATTTGCTGGACTGGAGCCAGATGGTCACAGAATTCTTGTACTGGAGCCAACAAGGTTGGGAAGACAATGCCTTGATCAACTTGAATCCACTGGCATCCAAACTTACAGTGACCAAAGAGCAAGCAGTAGTAGACAGTGTACGTGCTCAGACCAGTGACAACATATTGTTGAACCAGGATCGCAGAGAATTATCAACTAAAAATCTCAATATTGTGAGACTGGGCAATTTGTTTTCAGCTCAGCCATTGACTGAGCAAAGTCTTAACTATATTGATCTACGATTCACCAGCTACGAGCACATGATCATTCTGAACAACAAGAGTGTGTTTGGTGATCTCATATATGATCCTGTGACAGGTGCTAGACAAAATAGACTGACCTTGATTGCTGTTACCACCACCAGGTGGGATGGTTCTGTGGATGCACCCGGATTTATTCTCAACCAAGACAATGTGGAAGAATGGACTGGATTAAGAATCTACAGCAAAGGTGAAATTGTCAAATACAAAAATGTGTACTGGTCAGCATTGACCATTGTGCAACCCAGTACCACTTTTGAAACTCAGTACTGGACACAAAACAATTATACTCAAATTGAACTGGGGCTGTTGCCTAACATTGCCAACAAAGCCAACCAGCTGGCCAACAGCTACAACATCAACACAGCCAACATTGAGTTGGATAATGATTTGTTAAGTTATGGGCTGATAGGATTTAGACCCAGACAGTACATGGCAGCATTGAATCTTGATGACGTCAGTCAGGTCAACATTTATCGACAGTTTCTTGGATCTAAAGGTACACTGCTGTCAACTGAATTGTTCAATCAAGCTGACCTGGGCAAAGAAGCTGGCGATTACAAAATATATGAAAATTGGGCAGTGCTGCGCGGAACATACGGAGCCAACGCCAATCGAAGTTTTTTTGAATTAAGACTGAATCGCGCATTATTGAGTTCCAACCCCAGCTTGGTACAAGTGGTGGTCCCCCAACAGCCAAGTCAAGCAGATCAAACGGTGTTGCTGTCAGATGTATGGAGAAAAAGTTATCAATTGACCTCGCCCAACATCCTGCCAACCACCACTACCTTGCCCACTGATATTTCTTTGCCCACAGCTGGCTACGTGAATGTGGATGATGTTGACATCACTGTGTTCAGCATTGATGACACTGCCAGTCTGTCGGCCAACATTGATTCAATCAAGGTAGGCACCAGTATCTGGGTGGCAAAAATCAATGCCTACGACTGGAACATATACCGAGCACAACAAGTTCCAGGACAAATTCAGCACGTTTGCGACAATCTCAATGGCACCAGTCGAGTGATATTTTCTCAACAGCATGGATTGTTGACCGGCGACACACTGATAATCAAATATTTTGACCAAGAAATCAATGGCGTGTACAAAGTGTTGTCAGTGGCAGACTTGGTCACAGTGAATATTGCATTTGCATTTGTAGACAGTCGCACAGTGGCCAACGGTATAGGCATTGGATTTACTTTAAAAACCATGCGTGTGAGTCAGGCCAGTGATGTGTTGTCTTTGCCTTATGCCAACACACTACAACCGGGTGCCACTGTATGGGTTGACAACGATGGCCAAGGACTTTGGGAAGTGTTGCAAAAACAAAATGTTTTCAGCACGTTGACATCTTTAAGTCCCACATTGTTGGACGCCAGCGAACAATATGGACAATCGGTTACTCAAGCGTTCAACAGATTTGCTACTTTGGTAGGCAGTCCTAGATATGGATTTGGTTCAGGCACCGCTAAAGGGGCTGTGTATGTGTATGTGAGAAGCGACACCGATCAATACATACCAATAAGCCCATTAGCAGCTGGGGACAGTATATTGACCCTGGATGTCACCGGCGTGCGCGGATACGGCAACTCTGTAGATTTTGGTTATCAAACCTGGGCAGTGGCAGGTGCTTCGGCCAGTCTTGGACCCACAGGATCGGCCAACAACGGATATGCTTGTGTGATTTTTCAAGATCCTGATCCAGGATCAATACCTTATACACAATGGCAACTGCTGACACAGCCGGGCACAACAACTTCTAGCACACCTGGAGCAGGCGAATTTGGATACTCTGTTGCAATCAGTCAAGACGAACGCTGGATGTATATTGGTGCTCCTGGACTCAATCAAGTGCATGCCTATGGACGGGTTGACTGGCAAGATCAATTTGTAAACATATTTGCTGATGGATCCACACTGGAATTTGGATTCAATCAAGCAATTCAGATTTCTGCTGCCACTCAAATCCGAGTCACTGTTGATAGCCAAATACAAATTTTAAATAGTGATTACACTGTTCTGCAGCAGGCAGGTGTATATCAATCTGTAGTTTTCTCAACTGAACCTGCAGCCGGGCTGTTGGTGTCAATTTCAAGAATAAACATCTTGCAACTGGATGCCAATACCTATTATCAAGTGACACAAAGCTCAACATCGGGCACAGGCACAGGAGCACAATTTACCATAGTGCGCGAACGCGGTTATGTGGGGCAACCGGGTGCAACGTCAGGCACAGTGGGAGTTACATTTGGTGGTTTGGGATATGTTGCAGGCAATACCATTACCATTGCAGCTTCAAAATTTGGTGGCGGGGTCGACGGAGTCAACAATATTGTACTTACGGTGACGTCGGTGGCTGCAGGAGCTGTGACCGGATTTACCATAGCTTATACTCCGCCTGCAGCAGCACAAACATTGAGCATAAACGAATATTTTGCCACCGCTGACAACATTTACTCTTTCAGTCTCAAAGTCAATGACATATTGCAGAGGCCCAATATTGATTACGTATTCAATATTGGCACCGGAGACATCACATTCACAACAAATCCTGCGTATGGCGCAGTTATTATAGCACGAGCACAAGGCTACTTTGAATATGTCAACAGCATCACTATGCCTGGATTGAGTGCTGGTGATAGATTTGGACACTCGGTTAGTTGCACCACAGATGGCCGGCAACTTGTTGTTGGCACACCCAACAACACTGTGACCACAGTGGGTTCATATCCGCAAGCGGGCTCAGTATATGTTTTTGATAGAAATGTCCAAAGATTCATTTACAATTCTGACAATTCTACAATCTCAGGATTTCAATTCACAGTATTAGGATCAGTCACTGCTCCAGTAAGTGTATTGGTTAATGGAACGTTCTTGGTCAACCAGGCTGATTCTGTGGTCAATGGAAACAACACATTCACCGTGGCTGGTAACATAATCACAATTAATGGCAACTTACAAACTGGTGACATAATTGAAATTGAAACCAATCAATTTTCCACAATACAAACAGTACAACAACATGCCGTGGCCAATTTTTCAAACTTTGGCACAGCAGTTGACATTTGCAACTATAATTGCAGTTTGTATGTGGGAGAACCACAAAGCTCACTGCAGATTTTCAAAGGCGGAATTGTAGAACGTTTTGTAAATCAAAGTAGAACATATGGTATCATATCCAGCACGAATAAAAATCCCACGTTGACCGTGGGCAACACACTGAGAGTCAATGACACGGATGTGGCAGTTCCAGCTGCGGCAGGATCTGTCAGTTCGTTGCAGGGCCTAGCCAACAACATTAATTCTGCAGTGCCCAATGTCACTGCCACAGTGAGCAGCCAAGGTATTCTAACACTGGCAGTGGCCAACAGTGACGCTGCACCAGCATTTGACAAACTGCAAGTCAGCACAGGATCCACGGGCACTGCATTCTCAGACCTCGGTTTTGAAACATTTGTTTGGACTCAAAACATATTCAATCCTTATCCATTGGACTATGCAGCCTTTGGATCAGCAATCAGCATCAATGACACAGCCACCAATCTTGTGGTAGGTGCACCAAACGGCACAATCTATATCGAAATTGAATTTGATCAAGGCACCACAATATTTGATGACAATGCCACTGTGTTTTTCTCATTGATTGTGCAAAGCGGTGCAGTGTACACATTTGATTATTTGCCCAGTTCAGAGTCAAGTATAACCAATCCTGGAAATTTTGTGTTTGGATTACAAATTGTTGATTCCGATTTGAATAGTTTGAGTAAATTTGGCACCGCGGTCAGTTACAATTCGGGAGTGCTCATGGTTGGTGCTCCGGGCAATGATCTTGGAGACAGCAGCAGCGCAGATTTTGGCTCTGTTATTGTGTACGAAAATCCCAACCGAGTGCCCAGCTGGACAGTGATATATCAACAACAACCAGTGGTAGACATTCAATCATTGGATTCGGTATTTTTGTACGATCGCATAACGTCTGCCACCACAGAATTTTTGGATTTCTTCAACCCGTTACAGGGAAAAATACTAGGAGCTGCTAGAGAAAACATTGACTACATCAGTGGCGTTGATCCAGCATCTTACAATATAGGTCCTGCAAACATCAATGGTTCTACCTGGAGCCTGGGACATGTGGGAGAAGTATGGTGGGATGTCAGCACTGTGAGATTTGTTGATCCCAATCAAGAAAGCATTGTGTACGCCAGTCGACGTTGGGGACAACTGTTCCCGGGCAGCATAGTGGATGTGTATCAGTGGATAGAAAGTGATGTACCACCAAGTGCCTACACAGGTCCTGGAATTCCTCGAGACACAGTGAGTTACAGTATCAATTCGCAACTGGGCAACGGTGGATTGATCACAACTCAATTCTATTTCTGGGTGCAAGGAATCACATCACTCAATCCATTATCAACAAAAACCTTGCCACCTTCCACAGTGGCCAATTATATTAGCAATCCCAGAGCATCAGGAATTGCATATTTGGCACCTATCAATGCCAGCACTGTGGCATTATACAACTGCTCTGATTTGATAGCCGCACAAGATACTGTTTTGCACATTGGGTTTGATCAAGAATTGACCACAGCCAATGTTCACACCGAGTATGAACTTATTGCGCAAGACAAAGCAGATGCATTTCTCAGCGACAATCTCTATCGTAAATTGCAAGATAGTTTCTGCGGAGTTGACACATTTGGTAACAAAGTTCCTGACCCCAATCTTGGCCCTGCTGAAAGTTACGGTGTTCAATTCCGCCCACGCCAGAGCATGTTTGCAGATCGCTTTATTGCTTTACAAAACTATCTCACACGTGCCAATGCAGTGATGTCACTGTATCCCTTGAGCGAATCCGGCAATTATCCCTTGTTGAACAGCAGTGAACGTATACTACCGGCCTCAGAAACTATTGACGGTCAAACAGTGGTGAATTGGAATTTTGGCGTGACAAATCTGGAAGAGTTGGGATTCCAACAACCAATTTGGAGCAATCTAACTGGTCCCATACCTGTTGGTTACAAATATCTAGTGGCGTCAGACAGCAGCAACCGTGGACTTTGGACCATATACGAAGTGCAAAACAGTCAAACCCAAGCTGGAGTCAGAGTACTGACTCTGGTGCGAGTGCAACTGTACCGCACAAGTGATTACTGGAGTTATGTAGACTGGTATCGTCCAGGATACAACAGCACCACCAATGTCATAGCCGAAGTATCAAATTATGCCACATTGGCCACACTAACTGTGCCTGTTGGCAGCAGTGTACAAGTCACTGCCAATGGCCAAGGCAGATTTGAAATTTATTTGAGAACAGATCTAGGATGGGAACGAGTGGGCTTGCAAAATGGCACTATTGAATTCTCTGCTGAACTTTGGGACTATGCCCTGGGCAAGTTTGGATTTGATGTGGAAGTGTTTGATGCACAATACTTTGATCAAGAACCTGTGATAGAAACACGCAAAATAATACAAGCCATTAACGAAGAAATATTCATTGATGATCTAGCTATTCAACGCAACAAAGCTCTGGTGTTGATGTTTAATTTTGTATTGAGTGAGTTTACTGCACCTGAGTGGTTGGTCAAAACCAGCTTGATTGATGTTGAACACAGAATTCGTGCGCTGATTCCTTATCAAAATTATGTGCGTGACAATCAAGAATTTGTATCAGACTATATTCAAGAAGTAAAACCATACCATGTGCAAGTACGTGAATTCAACTTGCGCTACAATGGTTTTGATCAGTTCTTTGGAGACGTTGCTGACTTTGATTTGCCAGCTTACTACAATACCAGTCTTGAAATACCGCAATATACCAGCCCGGTGTTGTTGCCATACGATCACGGCACAGCACAAGTCAGTAACTTCCTGAGCGATTTACCAGACAGTTCGGCAGTTTGGGAAACATGGCCATACAGTCAATGGTTCAACAATTATTTGTTGGACATTGTGAGTGTGCGTATGGTCAACACTGGGCAAGGATACGTACAACCACCAGTGGTAACAATTCAAGGGGATGCCACAGTAGCAGCCACAGCAGTGGCCCTGGTCAACAGTGTGGGGCAGGTGGTGGCCATAAACATTACCAGTACTGGGTCAGGGTATCGATCAACGCCAACCATAGTGTTTGAACAAGGCAATGGTTCAGGAGCAGTGGCCTATGCTGTGATGAGCAACGCCCTGGTGAGAAACATTCGTACTACCATACGCTATGATCGCTGCGAGTTCCAGTCATCAGTCATAATCTGGCAGCCCGGTGTGATTTATACACAAGGGACCTTGGCAAGATATCTTGACCGGGTATGGCAGGCCAAGTCGGTTGTGCCCAGTAGTACCATATTTGATCTGGCGTATTGGACAGAGATTCCTGCCAGTGCTCTCAGCGGCGCTGATCGTACCCTGGGTTATTATGTGTCTGGAGTAAATCAACCAGGACTGGAGTTGCCATTACTGATAGATGGGATTGGTTACCCAGGTGTTCAAGTTTATGGCAATTATTTTCTAGGAAATCCTGCATTGGTAGATGCACAGTATCAAAGTGCTTTTACTGATACCACACTGGGCACACAACCCATCGACATCAATGTAGACGGTGGCAAGTTTATCGGTCCGTATGAAGGTCACGCACCTGAAGAACTGGTTAATGCGGCTGAATTTGATACTTTGGATTTGAGAGTTTACACTCGACCAGGCGCAGATTGGGACACCGGAGCACCCGGGCATGGATTCCAAATAGGTAGCAAAAGATACATAATAGATTCAGCTTTGACTTTGACCTACAGTTGGGCTGGCATTGTTGAACATCCTGTAGAAGTGTTGGTTGGCAATCAAACCACTGGATTTGACCTGCATCAAGACGTGGATTATCTAGTGGATTGGGTCACTCAAAGCATTACCATGATCACGGGATACACCAACGGTGATATCATCAACATCAACCTCTATGAATTAGGCGGGGGGTCGCAATTGTATCGCGCCAATTACATAGGATCTGATGTGGGCAGTTCAGTTGTAATACCAGTAGATGCTTCTGAAATTTTAAACTTGGCAATTTTTGTCAATGGCATCAACACAACCACTGCTACCTGGACTGCCTACATTGACAGTGAAAATTGGAACATACAACAAAGCTACAATTTGCAGGCTGTGGTCAACTATACCGGCACGTACTATCGAGCCATAAGATCAGTGCCGGTAGGAGTGGCCATTACCAATGTGCTATATTGGCAGTCGTTTGTGCCTACTCAACTTAGCTTGGTAAGTTTTGGCGCCACATACAGTGTCAATGATGGAATTGCATTAGTGGCCCTGGGACACTATTATGTAGACCCTCAATATCTTGTGCGCGGTAGACAATATACCATAACCCGTGTGGGCACCACCAATTTTACCACAGTGGGTGCTGCCACCAACACTGTGGGCACTGTGTTCACAGCCACCAATGCCACAACAGGCACTGGACAAACTGAAACTGTGTATTCTTGGAGCACTCCTCAAACACAAACACTTACGGTTGACTCCGCATTCTTGTTTGACAAAACCATCACCTGTTCAAACAGCCTGCAAGGTACCAATCCTGCCAATCTCATAGTGACAAAAAATGGCCAAAGACTGCGACCACCCGAAGGAATTGAATGGCTTGGCAACGGTACATCTGTGAGTTTTGGATTGCCTCAGCGTGGTGGCTACAGTCAACAAATTATCAATGCAGCCACAGACATCACAGTTTGGGTCAATGGTATTTTACAAACACAGTCTATAGGACCCACCATTGGCAATTATGCTGTGACCAATTGGGATGGAAGCAATGATCCAGGTCGTCAGGTGGTATTTGCACAACCGCCACAGGTCAATGCAAGAATTTTGATATCTGTCAGCACAGTGACTGACTATCAAGTAAGTGCCACGGTGAATCAAATATCCATTGGAACAATTGTAAATTTAGGCGATACTCTAGAAGTCGTCACTTGGAATGATACCAGCCAACAAAATATTTTGACCCAGGTGTTCCAAGGACCCATCAACACCAGCGTGATTGTTTATGAACCCTATGACACCACAGTGTTTGATCTGGCATCGGCTCCCAACAACAACACTCCAGGAACATTTGATTACAGCGTTGGTCAGTTGTTGCCCACAAATGATTTTGACCTTAGTCGCAGTGGCCTCAATGGCGACAGATTGTGGGTTACACTGGATGGACTCCAGTTGTTTGATGGCACAGATTTTGTGATCCAAGGTCAATATTTGGTCCTGAGTTCGGGTACAATCAGCAGTGGACAGATTCTGGTGGTTACTCAATTTACTAACAGCGTTGTGCCTGAGGCAGTGGCATTTAGAATTTTCCAAGACATGCGCGGTGCTCAGGCCACCTATAGAATCACAGATGCAACCACCACCACTTTGGCGCAGTCTGTGACCTCAACTGCTGATCAAATTTTTGTTGCCAATGTATCAGCATTGACCGAACCCAATTTGGCACTGGGGATTTTTGGTGCAGTAACCATTGACGGCGAAAGAATAATGTACCGTGTGCGTGACACAGCAACCAATTCTATCAGCAGTTTGTTGCGAGGCACAGCAGGTACCGGTGCCGCAGATCATCAAACTGGTACGGCTGTGTATGACATAGGCCGTGGAAACTTGTTGAATCAAGATTATCAAAATTACATTGTGACCAACGCCAACAATGACGGGAAATTTCCATTGGGCGATGGCACCACAGCAGTATTTTATGCACCCAACATCAATGCCGCTGACTTTGCTGACAGTAGTATTGAAGTTCGGGGCCTAGAAGTATACGTGGGCGGCATCAGACAATATGCCAAATCAGATCAAACTATTGAGTCACCGTATCCATGGTTTGTGGCAGAATTTGACCCTGTGGCCATTGGATTTGAGGTTCCTCCGGCTGCTGGCAGCGAAGTCACAATATTGGTTCGTCGTGGAGTCACCTGGTATGCGCCCGGGGCAGACACTGCCAGTGACGGTATTGCATTGCAAGAAACTAACACCGCTGCCGCAAGGTTTTTGTGCAACCGATAAGCAGTATAAATAATAACAATGTCCAATACTCCAAATCAAACTCAAAACAGTACGCCAGTGCCAACACCGGTCAATCCCACGCGACCCAACGAAACTGGTACTATTTCTGTACAAGCTCACATGAGGATTTTTGATCCAAAAACACAAAAAACCTATGTGGAGGGCCGAGCATGATTCAGCCAGGTCTGTGCAAAATTGAAGGATTTATCAAGATTCATGACCCAAATACCGGGGAAATTTTGGTAGATAAAAAAAATGCCATTCACTACGAGAATATTTCAGTGGCCATGGCTCAGAGTCTCAGCAATCAACTGGTGCCGTCAAATGACACCAGACTGGGAATAATCTATGAAATGGCATTTGGTAATGGCGGCAGTTCGGTGGATCCCACTGGAGTTATCACGTATTTGCCTCCGAATACCACTGGACAAAATGCTGATCTGTACAACGAAACCTATGCCAAGGTTGTAGATCAAAATTCAGCAGCTGACACAGATCCTTTGAACAACAAAATGACTGTGTTACACACAGCAGGTGTATTTTATAGCGATATCTTGGTATGTTGTTTGTTAGACTACGGTGAGCCCCCGCAACAGCAGGCCTTTGATAACTCAACCAATTTCAATGGCGAATTTGTGTTTGACGAACTTGGGCTCAAATCCTGGAATGGATCAGCGGACAACTTGCGACTGATCACACATGTGATTTTTCACCCAGTACAAAAAAGTTTGAATCGTCAGATTCAAATTGACTATACATTACGTATACAAACGCTGAGCAACATAAATGCTACTGGTTATCATACCATGCCAGACGGAACAATAATGGCAAACAGCGCAATGCCAAGTAGCGGCGGATCAAGCAGCGGCGGATCAAGCAGCGGCGGATCAAGCAGCGGCGGATCAAGCAGCGGCGGATCAAGCAGCGGCGGATCAAGCAGCGGCGGATATTAAGAATTTGAGCAATATCAACGCTGTATAAATATAAAACTATAAACAGGTAACTGACATGGCATACACAATCAATCTAACCGACGGCACAATTTTTGCTTCCATTGCTGACGGTACCATCAACCAATCAAGTTCAATGACCTTGGTGGGTAAAAATTATGCTGGCTACGGGCAATTTTTAGACGACAACTTTATACATTTGTTGGAAAGTGGTGCAAACACCACAGCTCCAGCCTCGCCGCTGACTGGTCAGCTTTGGTGGGACAAGACAAACAATTTGTTGAAAGTTTACAATGGTACAACTTTCAAAGTCATGACGGCTAGCACAGCTTCTGCAACAGCACCGGTCAGTAACGTAACCGGCGACTTGTGGTATGACACAGTGAATCAACAACTCAAAGTTTATTCAGGATCAGGCTTTATCACAGTGGGCCCGGCCTACACCCAAAGTCAAGGCACCACCGGCGCTATTCCTGAAACCATCAATGACTCAGGTGCAACACCGCATTTTGTGACCAGCTTGTATGTGAACAATACAAGGGTGGCTATTGTGAGCAAAGATGCTAGTTTTACTCCGGCTGCCCCTGTTGTGTCAACATTTCCTACCATATACAATGGTATCACATTGTACAACAGTGGCAGTCCTGTGTTTGCAGGCGATGCCACCAATGCTCAGACTCTGGACAGTCTAGACAGTTCTCAATTCATGCGCAGTGATACCAACACTGCCACAACTGGTATCCTGCGTGTACAAAACAATACTGGTCTGTTTGTGGGATCAGCCAATGTGTTCAATGTCAATACCACTTCTACAGATGCCAATATCAAAAGCAATATTTCAGGCGGTAATTTGGTCATTCAGGCCAATGTCAGCGGTGCTACATTCAATGTGGCACAAGCTGTAGGCGCCACTGGTGCATTTGCAGTCAGCAATGCACTGACTGTTGGCACCACAGTCAGTGCCACTGGCAACATCACTGGCGGCAATGTATTGACTGGTGGACAGTTTTCGGCAGTTGGCAACATCACTGGCGGCAACTTGTCAACCACACTGGCCGCGGCTACTACAGTCAGTGCCACTGGCAATGTGCAAGCTGGCAACGTTCGTACCGGCGGATTAATAAGTGCAACAGGCTCAATCACTGGTGCCAATATCACTTCTGGATCGGGCAGCTTTTTCCTTGGCGACGGCGGATTGTTATCAAATGTTTCAGCAGCGGTTTCGGTCACACAGATTCAAAATGGTTCTTCAAATGTAAAAATTGGCTCCAGTGGTGGCAGTGTTACCGTGGGTGTGGCTGGTACAGATGCAGTGGTCACAATTGACGCCACCACTCTATATGTCAACACCGCCAATGTGGCCAGCATCAGCAAGTCAGGCAGCAACGCAGTGGGCAATATTGGATCCAATGCAAACTATTTCAATCGACTGTTTGCCACAGCTACCACAGCACTGTATGCTGACGTTGCAGAACGTTTTGCGTCAGACCAACCACTTGAGCCCGGCACCGTGGTAGAAATTGGCGGCTCAGCAGAAATTTGTCGTGCTCAAACTGAGTTGAGTGAAAAAGTATTTGGAGTGATCAGTAGTGATCCGGCACACTTGTTGAACGGTGGTGCAGGCACGGATGACACACACCCTGCTGTGGCCTTGACTGGTCGAGTTCCAGTGCTGGTTGTAGGCACAGCGGTCAAAGGCGACAGATTGGTATCAGCAGGTAACGGCCAGGCTCGAGCAGCAGCAGCGGGCGAAGCCACTGCATTCAATGTGATTGGCCGCGTTTTACAAGATAAACACAGTGAAATTGCAGAATTAACGCAGGCTGTGGTAACTATAAAATAAAATTTAGGAATATAAAAATGACATACGCATCCGGACAACTAATACAGGCCACTGACTACAACGGTTTTGTTAGCACTACCGCAGGTGCCAACATCAATGATGTCTGGAGCACAGGTTCAGGTGACAAAGGTTGGGGACAAACAGCACTAAGCACAGTGTCGGCAGCAGGTACCGTAACTGCCACACAGTGGGCCACCTTGGTCAACACCTTGGCCAGCATGGGCTCACAAACCAACACCGCTATCACTGCTAGATCAGCACCTGTGGCCGGACAAACCATTAGTATTTTGTCTGCGGTAAACACAGACTTGACCAATGTTACTACCAATAGAAACAATGCTGCGGCTCAGGGAAGCCAGTTCACTGGTTGGACCGGCACAAACTCTAAAACTGCTGGAACTTCAGGAGCTACCTGGACTATCACATTTACCAACACAGTGACATTTGCATCAGCGGCCGCTGCTAGATATTTTTTCAATGCAGGTGGTTCAATCAAGTTGGACGTGGCCAAATCAGCCACGGGCCAGACTGGTGATCCAGAATGGAACGACTTGGCCACCACCTTGTGCGGCGACATTTATTTTACCACAGGCACCAGCACACAAGTCATTGCAGGCACCAGCTACACAGGCACAACCAAGATTGGCGGCACTGGTACTCCAGCAACTCTCACAACCACAACTGGTTTCTACGATTTGACCCCGGGCGGCGCAGCCACAATCATCTACAAACAGTTTGCTGACACAGCACCCTACACATCAAACTTTATCCAACACAGTGTTGCTCTTAATTCAGGCTCCACAGTGTTGACATTCACAACACTGTGGTCAGCGGTGGACGGGGATCCAATTTCGGGCGGTACAGCAGCTTCGGGCGCAACACCGGGCACAGCACCCTGTACCATTTGCACATACTACCCACCATCAACTACGTATCTCACTGCCAGTTGGGGCACACCCGCTGTGGCGGCCACAACAACTTAACCAAAAGGGGCTACTGCCCCTTTACTTTTTTCTAATTCTCCTGTACAATAACTTATGGACACTGAAGCCTTGGTTGCTCACGCACGAGCAAGATTTGATCACGCAGCCGCTCGACGGGTGCTAAAAGAAAAGTACGAAGCACGTATGGTATTTGCTCACGCCGGAGGAATGTGGCGAGCAGGACCAGACCTTTTGACCACACTGTTGGCCTGCGCACAAGACAAGGATGTGGTGATATTGGACTTGTACGAAACTCCAGTACAAATCACTGTGACTGAATTGTTTGCCCTGGCACATGAACGCTGGCAAGAGCAAATGAACGCATGGAAAGTAGAATGGGACCAGCTAAGCCAACGTCGTTGACTCAAGGTGTTATAATCTTTGCATTCAACAATGAATCTACGAATTACATTGCCATAGCAGCATGGAGTGCTCGGAACATTCGCAGGCACCTGAACTTGCCTGTGGCCGTGGTCACAGACGATCCTGCAGCCGCTGCACAGTACAAATTTGAACATATCATTGTCACAGCACCAGACACTGGTGGAACCAGACACTTTGCGGACTACGGTACCACAGTGACCTGGCACAATGCTGGACGCATCAATGCGTACGAACTGTCACCGTTTGATCAAACCATAGTGTTGGATGCTGACTATGTGGTAGCCGGCAATAAGTTACTAGACATGCTGAAAATACCGCAACAATTTGCAGCCTTTCGGGATGCATTTGATCCCAGCAATATGACTATGATTGACACATTTGGTGAGTATCGAATGCCCATGTGGTGGGCCACTGTGATGATGTTCCGTCGTGGCACAGTGAGTCAATATATATTTGATTCAATGCAAATGATACGCAACAACTGGCAACACTACCGGGACTTGTACGGCATTCATCAAAGCAACTATCGCAATGACTATGCCCTGAGCATGGCCCTTGGCCTGGTAGCCGGTGCTGAACAATCAGTTCATCAAATATATTGGCCCATGCTCAATGTCATGCCAGATCATGGGCTGACTTGTGTTGAACAAGATCATTATGAAGTCACGTACACCAACTCTAAAGGTCATATCAAAACTTTGAGTTGGGCTGGACTAGATTTTCATGCCATGTGTAAACGGCACCTGGAGGTGATAGTTGCAGCCCATTGATGAACAAGGTTACTTAATTGTTGCTGTCAACAGCGACACAGTTGACTATCTTGACTGTGCCAGAACCTTGGCCAAGACCATACGCTACTGGGATCCGTCAGCACGTATCTGCCTGGTCACAGACAGCCCCTACACTGATCCCTTGTACGATCACCACAGACAACTTGTGCCGCAGGCCAATCCCTATGCCAACGATGCACAACTGTTTAAACTCACACCATTTCGTGAAACCATCAAACTGGAAGCAGACATGTGGATTGTGAGTCCTATTGCTCATTGGTGGGATCAGTTTAGACATCGTGATGTTGTGATATCAACCGGCTGTAGAGACTGGCAGGGTCGTGTGAGCACAGCAAGAAACTACAGACGAGTGTTTGATATGAACCACTTGCCAGACGTGTACAACGCGGTGACCTACTGGCGGCGTAGCGAAACCGCTCGGGAGTTCTTTGGCTGGGTAGGCAACATATTTTCCGACTGGGCAGAGTTTAAAAAACTCATAAAATTTCCGGATGAAACACCGTCGACTGACCTGGTGTATGCCATAGCAGCTCAAATCATGGGACCCGAGCGTGTGACCATGCCATTCAGCACATACCCCAAGATTGTGCATATGAAACGACATATTGCAGGTACTGCCACTGAACGCTGGCCCGAAGAACTGGTATGGGAATATCAGGATCTGCGACTGCGCATACAAACCGTGGCACAGACAGGTGCGTTTCATTACAATGCTAAAGATTGGCGAGCATGACACCTGAAGAATTTTGGTCCATATTGCACAATACACCAGAACCCCAGCCAGTGTTTTATCGCTTGTATCATGATGATCAAGGACACCCGCTATTCTACAGCATGGCAGACGAACCTGGTACATACATTGAGATCAGCCAAGAACAATACCATACCAATGCCTCCAATGTGCGTGTGCGCGACGGCCGATTGGTAGAGGTAACATGGTTGACCACAACAAAATTGGTCCCTGGCAACTGTGGCACACCTTGTCATCCTAACAATGTCGCTGTAATCGTTGCTGAGGATCAACCCCATATTCGCTGGAGTAAAAAAACATATGAATCAAATTGACATTGCAGATCTAGACTGTGTGTATCTCAGTTATGACGAACCTGAAAAAGAAGAGTTCTGGGTGCGTATCAAAAACATGGTGCCCTGGGCTGTTAGAGTGGACGGCGTCAAAGGGTCAGACGCTGCACACAAAGCCGCTGCTGCTGCCAGCACCACCGAGCGTTTTATCCTGATCGACGGCGATAACATTCCCGATGCTAGTTTCTTCAATCAAACACTGACATTTAGCACACCAGACTGGACGCAGGCAGTGTTTCGTTGGCGTGCCCGCAATCACATCAACGGACTCATGTACGGCAATGGTGGCCTGAGTTCATGGACACGAGAGTTTGTGTTCAACATGCGCACACACGAAGCCACCGACGGGCGTACAGAAACCGAAGTGGAATTTTGTTTTGACCCCATGTACTGGCCCATGTACGATTGTTACTCAACCACATATCCCAATGGGTCGGCATTTCAAGCCTGGCGTGCCGGCTTCCGTGAAGGTGTAAAGATGTGCCTGAACAAAGGCGCACGACCCACAGTAGAACAATTCCAAGTGCAAGTACACCAACGCAACTTGGATCACCTGACCATATGGCACAACATTGGTGCTGACGTCAACAACGGCCACTGGGCCATGGCCGGCGCCAGACAAGGCACTTATATGACCATGCTCACAAACTGGGATCATCGGCTGGTACAAGACTTTGATGCCCTGGCTGAACTTTGGAACACAGTCAAAGATTCAGACCCCAGACTGCTGGGCGGGCGTGTGTCCGAAGAGTTACATGGGCAATTGAACCTGCCCATGGCCATATTCGAAGCGGAACAGAGTCAATTTTTCAAACAGCACTATCGGTCAAACTGGTCAAATCGTGGTATCATGGTGCGAGAGATTGATGTGATCCGCCAACAAGAAGGTTGGTAATGTATATTTTAGGGTGTACAAGTGATCGCATATGGAATATTACAGCATTAATTCAATATCTTATGCAGCATCAACACAAACAAATTATCATTGACATTCAGCCAGAAGCTATATGTTTGCATAATCTTGGATTGTATAAAATATTGGATTGTTTTGAGTTTGAATCAGTACATATAAAAACGTGGAACCCATTAGAAACTCATACTCAATATACCATTGTTCACAAAGGTAAAGACTTTTGGTTTGATCACCAAGCTTCTATAACTGATCTACAACGTGAATACACCGGCGAAAAAACTTTTTTATGTTTGTATCATAGACCCACTGCAGGGAGATTGGCATTGGCAGGATATTTACAGCAATACCATGCTGAATCAAGTCTTATACATTTTAGTGCCAGTGTGACTGATAATAACCTTGTGCAATTTGAGTTTGATAAATTATTATCATGGAACTTGCTCAGTGTAGAATCAGCAAGTAAATTGTTACCCAAGTTGCCTATCTTATTGTCACCGCAAGATCAATACACAAGCACTCAGGGGTATTTTTACAATGATCCATTGACTGAGTTGTACCGTGACATTTTGGTTGATGTAGTAGTAGAAAGTCATGTGATTGGCAACACGTTTTTTCCTACAGAAAAAACAGTGAGACCCATGCTGTTAGGAAAACCGTTTTTGGCTTTTGCCAGTGTAAACTATTTGGCTTATCTTAGACAAATGGGATTCAGAACCTTTGCTGATTTTTGGTCTGAAGATTATGATGGCTACGAAGGCGGAGAAAGATTGTTAAGAATATTAGCAGTAATAGATGAAATATCTGCCATGACGCTTGGCCAGAGAGAAACAATGTTTTGGGACATGCAATACACTCTGCAACATAATCGTCAGATACTATCACAACAATCTTGGAACAATACCATTGCAAAAATATGAACAAAGGTGACGAGTCAGTAGACAACAAGAGTAAATTTCTCAGCTCTGCTGAGCAAATGAAACAGCAACTGGGCCCTGCACTTTGCTTGGCCAAATGGAAACAGGTTAGCTTGCATTTGACCACGGGCATGAACAACTCATGCTATCATCCACCACTACATGCCATCAATCCGGACGAAATCAAGATAGATGTTTCGGCATTACACAACACAAATTATAAAAAACAGCAACGCCGGATGATGCTGGCAGGGGAGAAACCTACAGAATGCCAATACTGCTGGAATATGGAAAATGAAGGCAAACTTAGTGATCGTCACTATCGATCAGGTGAGCCCTGGGCCGCAGTGGATTTTGAATCAATAAAGAACAGCACAGGAGAAGAAGATGTCGTTCCCAGTTATGTTGAAGTTAATTTTAATCACGCTTGCAATCTGCGGTGTAGTTATTGCAGCCCTCAGTTTAGCAGTTCATGGGCAGATGAAGTCGCTAGACATGGAGCATATCCTACCCTGGTGCCTCATAATGCTCCTGAGCATTTTGCTGGCAGTCGCCGTGCTATTCCCGTTCGAGAATCAAACCCTTATGTTGAGGCCTTCTGGCAATGGTGGCCTGAACTGTATCCACACCTAGAACATTTCCGCATGACTGGTGGTGAGCCACTCATGGATAAAAATACCTATCGGGTGTTTGATTATGTGTTGGCCAACCCCAGTCCCCGACTGCATTTGAATGTGACCAGCAACTTTTCAGTAGATGAAAAATCCTGGCAAAAGTACCTGGCATATGTAAAACAAATATGCGACGGGCGCATTGAACACTTTATGCAGTATGTGAGCCTGGATGGCTGGGGTGAACAAGCAGAGTACATGCGTGACGGTCTAGACTTTGATCTGCTGTGGGATCGAGTAAATCAATTTCTTACACAAGTGCCCAACTACTCAAGTCTCACATTCATCATTACCATGAACAATCTCAGTGTGACCAGTTTGGACAAATTGTTTGCCGGCATACTGGGCCTGCGCAAGGTGTATAGCCATACATATCAACGTGTGTGGTTCGACACCCCTGTGCTGCGTGAACCTGCCTGGCAGAGCCTACAAATCTTGCCTGAGAGTTATGCAGAAAAACTGGAATGGTTGTGGGCCTGGATGGTGCGTCAAATTGAAACAGAAGAGGCACCGTTCAAGGGATTCAAAGACTATGAACTGCACAGACTGGACCGTGACATTGCCTGGATGAGAGCAGCGCAGTTGACCGATCACTCTCGAGCCCGAGCAGATTTTTACCGTTTCTTTAGCGAGCATGATCGAAGACGTGGCACAAACTTTTTGAAGACATTCCCTGAGATGCGAGCCTGGTGGGAGGAGTGCGCATATCATGCTCGGCAAGCATAAAATCATTGTGGATGAGTGGGCAGAAGTATGGGACCTGCTCAAGCCCTATGCAGATGAGAGCTTTTGGCAATGGCCTGCAGAACTAGATCCTGAAGTGGTATACATAGTAGGTAGAGTTGTGTTAAAAGAAAACTGGCAGGCCATAACTGACTGGGCCACACAGCATCCTGGACATGTTGTGTTTTCCAATCCTGCCGAAGGCAGTGAAACAATACTATTACAACTGCGTAGACTGCTAATAGCAGACTATGTACGTGATGGCCGTATCGGGCTACTGACATCTGGTAACCTAGAACCAGGATGGAACTATTGCCGAACAGACAGTTACTTTTCCAACATTGTGGAGTATTTGGAAAATCTTGATGCTGCTGGCCACAATGTACAAGGCCGGGACAAGCCCTATGATTTCCTATTTTTAAATGGCCGTCTGCGTCCACACCGCAAGTATTTGATAGATGCATTTAGAGGCCGTGACTTGTTGGATCGTGCGCTATGGACCAATCTTGGTGATCGTGTGGAGATGACCTGGACCAGTCGATTACACACTCAACTGGACGAACCCATTAGATTGCTGCCTGCACAGTACGAAATTGCCCGTGCAGTGCCTAACATGGACACAGTGCCCGAGGGATTTGTCAAACATCATCTGTTTGGTCATACCTGGGGTGATGCCATTGTAAACCCATTGGCCTATGTAGACACTTGTTTCAGTGTGGTAACAGAAACCATATTTGACTACCCGCACACCTTTCGCACAGAAAAGATCTGGAAGCCAATGATCATGTGTCATCCATTTGTGGCAGCTGCCAATGCAGGTTACTACAGAGATTTACACGCAGCAGGATTCCGCACATTTGGGCACCTGATTGATGAATCATTTGATTCAATAGATGACCCCGCAGATCGTGCCAATAGAATAGTTGACGTTGTAGCAGATATATGTTACAATAGTGCTTCCAGTTTCTTAAAGTCAGCCGAAGACATTTGTAAATACAATTACCAACATCTTCGTGAGCACAATGCTCGTGAACGTGCAGAACTTCCTGACCGATTAACCCAATACATCAATGAACGATTTAGAATTTAAACAGCAAGTGTTGGACCCTGTGTCCTCAAGTTTTTGTGCAGCGAAATGGTACAATGCTACCATTTGGTTAGGAAGTGGGCAGACCACAAGTTGCCATCACCCGCCAGCTCATTTGGTGGACCGTGAAAAAGTTCAACTCAACTCTAGGCTGCTGCACAATACCGATCAAAAGAAGGCGGACCGTCGCAAGATGTTGTCTGGCGAACGTCCCTCAGGTTGTGAGTACTGCTGGAAGATCGAAGACATGCACACCGATGCTGTGAGCGATCGTGTGTACAAAAGTAAAATTTATCCCATAGAGGCCCTGAATGAAGCTGTTAAAACTCCCATTGAACATGATGTCAATCTTAGAACGCTGGAAATCAGTTTCGATCGCACTTGTCAATTTGCTTGTTCTTATTGCAATCCTGCTTTTAGTTCCACTTGGGTCAATGATATCCGGAAAAATGGTGCTTATGTGGGACTGGTTAGCGATGGCAGGAACCATTTTACTCACACTCATGATAGTGCTCAACTTTATAAATTCGGTGAAGCTAATCCGTACGTAGAAGCCTTCTTTGAATGGTGGGAACGAGACCTACATCGAACCCTCCAAGAACTCCGAATAACCGGTGGTGAACCCTTGATGTCAGGCTATACCTGGAAACTAATAGAGTGGTTCAAGACCAATCAAGGACGCAGTACCACACGACTGGCCATCAATTCAAATCTTGGCATTGACCTGGACAAGATGAAAGAATTTGCTGTGTCAGTTGCCTCATTGCCCAAGGTGGATCTGTATACCTCTATGGAAGCAACATTCACACAGGCCGAATATATTAGAGATGGCCTCGACTACGATCAATGGTTCAACAATGTGTTGTTTTTGTTGGAAGGCCGGTTTGTCAGTGCCGTGCATGTGATGTGTACCATCAATGCCTTGTGCTTGGACAGTCTGGTGAGCCACCTTGACATGATGTTGACATTGAAACAACGATATGGCCGTGATCAACTGAACTTTACATTGAACATTCTACGTTTCCCCAGTTTCCAAAGTGCATTGGTGCTGCCATACAATCTACGTAATGATTATAGATTGCAGTTGGAATCTTGGTTGTTCCGCAATCGTAACAATCCTTGTCTGCACGAACACGAAATCAATCATGTACAACGCTTGATTGATTATCTGGATGTGGTCAAAACCCCGCACTCAGAAGCATTTGAAATGCCCAAGTTGTTGAATGACTTTAAACAGTTTTACATACAGTATGATCAACGACGAGGTAAAGACTTTGCTCAGGCATTTCCCAAATTAAAAGAATGGTATGACTCGATACAAATACAACAGCACTGATCTGATTCGACCCACAGAACTCACAGAACGTGAGAAATTCTTGTTGACCGAATCAAAAACATTTTGCATATATCCATGGATACATCTACATGCCTATCCCACAGGCGAAGCATATCCCTGTTGCCATGCTGAAATGAAACCTGGTGTTGTGGGCAACTGTAGAACAAACACACTTGAAGAAATATGGCGTGATACGCCCATGCAAAAACTGCGCACAGACATGCTGACGGAGACTCCGCATGCGGCCTGCACACGTTGTTATGAACAGGAAGAGTCAGGTTTCTTTTCAGGACGCCGATCGGCCAACAAACATCACGGGCATCACATAAAAAAATTGGAAGAGAACCCATTTGAAATGACCTATTGGGATATACGTTTTAGTAACCTATGTAACTTGAAATGTCGTTCATGCGGACACATCTTTAGCTCACAATGGTACCAGGATCAAGCCAAATTGGCCGGCGGAGATTGGAAGGATCGTAACACAGTTCTCAACTATGCAGGACGCACAGAAACAGACATGTGGTCGCAACTGAAGCCACATTTGGATTATGTAGAACAAATTTACTTTGCTGGCGGCGAACCCCTGTTGATGGAAGAACATTATAACATTCTTGAAGAGCTGGTTCGTCGTGAAAGATTTGATGTGCGATTGATCTACAACACCAACTTCACGCATACGGAACTCAAGGGCAAAAGTGTGTTTGAATACTGGAAACAGTTTGATTCAGTGGCGGTGGGCGCGAGTCTTGACGACGCAGGTCCACGTGCAGAATACATTCGTAAAGGCACAGACTGGACAGTGGTAGAAAACAACCGCCAAGAAATGTTGGCAATATGTCCTGATGTAGATTTTTATATTAGCCCAACCTTGAGCATAATGAATGCCTGGAGCATGATTGACTTTCATCAGGACTGGGTCAAAAAAGGTCTGATCAAACCACAAGATATCAATGTGAATATTTTACAAGATCCGCCACATTACAGAATTGATATTGCACCAGTTGAATACAAAGAGCAGTTGGCAACAAAGTTTGCTGATCATATTGCCTGGTTGCAAGGTCAAGACCCATTGCAACGTGCCACAACTGGTTTTGAAAGTGCTGTCAAGTTTATGATGGCCACAGACAACACACATCTAATTGATACATTTTGGCGCAAGACACATGAACTGGATTCAATTAGAAAAGAAAACATCTTGGATGTAATTCCAGAATTGGCAGCATTGAAATGAATATACCACACGATAAATTTTGTGTACTGCCTTGGGTCAGTATCGAAGCTTCACCAATTGGCACAGTGCGTCCATGTTGTCTTGCTGATGATGAAATTCTGGACAATAACGGTAACAAGTTTGAGTTAAGCACTGCCAACTTTGCGGACATACAGAACTCCAATCACATGCGAGAATTACGTGAACAATTTCTTGCGGGCAAAAAGCCACAAACATGTCGCAAATGTTGGAATGAAGAACGCGGTGGCCGTACCAGCAAACGCATGCACACCTTGGACCGACTCAAGCATTCGATTGCAGACACAGAATGGACCGCGGATGCCAAACCCATGATGTTCTTGGATTTGAAACTGGGCAATATTTGTAATTTGAAATGCCGCATCTGTGGATCATGGTCAAGCAGTCAGTTTGCCACAGAAGAAATCAACCAGTTGCCACGTGAGCAACAAAAGTCCAGCCATGCATATCAAATGCTACGTGCCGGCGCCTGGCCTAGAGAGAATGAGCAGTTCTGGCAACAGATCGATTCGGTGCTGACAGACATTCGTTACATTGAATTTACTGGCGGCGAACCATTCATGATCGACGAACACTTTGACATGTTGCAAGGCATTGTGGATCGTGGTATTGCACATCAAGTTGAAATACACTACAATACAAATGGTACACAATATCCTGTACGTGGCGAAGCAATTTGGAAACATTTCAAAACTGTGGAAATTGCATTCAGCATTGATGACCTAGGCGCACGTTTTGAGTACCAACGCACCAATGCAGATTGGGCTGTGGTACTAGACAACATCACAAGTTTTCAGTATCTAAAAACTCAAATGCCCAACTTGCGGTTGCAATGCTGTAGTACTGTGAATGTGTTCAATGTGCGTTACATTGATCAACTGGCTCGTTGGATTGTGACCCAAGGTTTTGACTTTGTGTACTGGAACATGATGCACGATGCCTGGTACTTCAGTATTGCCACATTGCCAGACACTGCCAAGGCAGCAATCACAGAACATCTACGCTCAGCAGACGTGCCGCCTCAGTACCGTGAAGAGTTTGACCGCATTGTGGACTTCATGAATACAGGTGCGTCAACAGATGGATTTATGTTGCGTATGAAAATTGCAGACTTGGATCGTAAACGCAATCAAAACTTACGCACAGTTGAACCCGAATTTGCTGACTTGATTGATTACCAATGAGTCTATGCATGGCACCTTGGGTGCATACCTACCTCAGTCCGCAAACCGAGCGTCGTATGTGTTGTGCGTCACGTGAGCCTGCGCAGAATTTCAAACAATACATAGATACTGATGCAGGGTCAGGCAAATATATTCCTATAACATTAGAACAGCACTGGAATTCACCACACATGCAGAGTGTTCGTCGACGTATGATGGCAGGCGAAATCTTGCCCGAATGCCAAGTGTGCAACAACAAGCTGTTGAATACTGATGTTTATCGCACATATTTCTGGCAGTTGTTCAAGCACAAGTATCCTGACATATGGGAGACCACAGACGACTCGGGCCACACCACCATGCAACCTGTGAGTTGGGATTATAGATTTTCAAATTTATGCAATTTCAAATGTAGAACTTGCGGTGACATGCTGAGTTCAAGCTGGGAAAGCGAACAACGTCAACACAACATGACAGATTGGTCAAATCCCAAGAACACCTGGATGCAACCCGCAGTGCGACAAGAAATTTCCGCATTTCAAGACAGTCAAGTTGAAGCAGAATTTGCTGCGGCTGTGGAACAGCATCGTGTTGAAGAAGTGTACTGGGTAGGTGGCGAACCACTCATGTATGAACAACACTGGCGTTACATGAAACGCATAGTTGAATTAGGGGATGGACCACGTGTTTATGCTAGATACAATACAAATTTATCCAGAGTGGATTATCGAGGTGTTAATTTATATCGCGATATTCTTGGCGGGCTGCGTGATTGGCAGATATGTGCAAGCCTCGACGGCACAGGCACAATTGGAGAATACATTAGAACGGGCCTCAACTATGATCAGTGGCTTGACAATTTTGGTCAAGCAGTTGCGATCCAACATCACAGACGTCAAGTCAGAATTGACTTTACGCTCACTTTGCCCGGAATGTTTGAAGTTACACGTATTAAACAACTTGCCCAAAAATTCGGAGTTGACGTCCTGGCCAAAGTGATATTTTCATTCACGCCAGACATTGTGATGAGTCCACTGGCCATGCCTAGATCATTGCTCGAGCCCTGGATTGATGAATTGGCGTCCGATGTGGATGGAGTCTTGCACGACATGTTGTTGCAATTGAAACAGCGGCCTACATTTGAAGAACAATGGCCAGATCAATATCACAAAGGCATTGCAAAAGGCAAGGCTCGTGTGTTACAATTAGAAAACATACGCACCCAGCCCACAACCATGGCAGAAATCCTGGCAGGTCGTCCGGCGGTACTAGAATGGTGGAATCAAATTGCTTGACCAAATTGAAATGACCCTACGAGGGCACAACAGTGAACTAACAGTGTACATAGATGTGGCAGACAACAGTCTCAGCCGCAAATGGATCTCAGCACTGAATGACATCATTGCCAATGATTTGCATTTGGAAAAAAATTACTGTTGGCTTGGCTGGACCGAAAGCAAACGCACAGCCGAATACATCATTGATCAGATCAACGCCAGTATCTCAGCCATTAACTCAGCCAATTTAGGTTACACAATTCGTGACCATTTCACAGTGACGGATACCATACAGGATGATCTTGGCGTCAACCATGCCCGAATGAATTGGTTGCATCGTTACTTTGAAGACCTGCAAGGACAATCGGGTGCCATGAGTCCTTATTGGCTTCAAGCAGATGCTGGCACACGCTGGCATATACGCCAACTCAACTTGTTGTGTCATGAATATGAAAGTCTTGTGCTCAGCATGCGTAAAGTCATACAAGCCCCTGAGTGGCGGCGACCCAGCCAGCTGATGTGCTGGCTCAATGCTCCTAGATTCACACTAGAACCTCAAGATTACGAACTGTTTGGCATTGAGACACTGAATCGAAAAATAGGCGGAGTGTATGTGGGCGTGAACAAGGCCGTGAGCAAAACACATTGGGAAGTGTTCAACGATGAAGGCAGCGGCGTAGACCAATTGATAACAACCAGCCTAAGCAATCAAATTGAAGCTGCTGGAGATTTTGATATTGAGTGGGCTAGAGATCCCGGAGCACATGATTGGCAAATTAAAAAAATTGCAGAATTCCGAGCCTGGTTAACAAACAATGGATTTGATCCTGACGATAAAAGTTTGACAATCGGGCATCCCAAAGTAGCGCAAGTCAATCTTTCTCGCAGTTTTGGAACCCTGGACTACAACCGTATTTGGCAACAGCTGGCCGAACATTTGGATGTGTATAAAATTCGAACCAGTTCAGTTGAAGCTACATATAAATATTGCTGGAGCGATCCAGACTATGCTGAACAACAAATAAGGAGATTGAAATGAATTGGATACGCAGAATTTGGGATAGAATCACGTTAGAAATACGTTATCGTAAAAAATTAAAAGAACTTCGCAAACGAGATCCTTTTATCTACAAATGAATATCTTAGGTATCTCAGCTGGCTTTCATGATGCCGCGGCCACAGTGATCAATTCACGAGGTGACATTGTATTTGCTGGACATGCAGAACGCTACAGCAAGAAGAAAAATGATGCTGACATCAACCTTGGTCTAATCTTGGACGCATGTGACAAAAATTTTGCCATCGATCATGTGGCTTACTATGAGACGCCATGGAAAAAACAACTACGTCAATTGTACAGTGGCCAAGGCATAGAGTGGCACAAGTTGACCACAAAACAAATACTTGAGCAACAACTCAAAGGATTTTTTTCAAAAGCATCACACAGTTGTTACAGTCACCATCTCTCACATGCAGCCGGAGGTTTTCAAACCAGCCCATATGACCGTGCCACCGTGGTGGTGATTGATGCCATAGGCGAGTGGGATACTATATCAATCTGGGGAGCAGAGTATGATGCATCAGGACAAGCACAGTATCGACGACTGTGGGGGCAGCAGTATCCGCACAGCCTGGGTCTCTTTTATAGTGCAATTACTCAGCGTGTGGGCCTACACCCACTAGACGAAGAATATATTACCATGGGCATGGCAGCGTATGGCAATGACCATTACCATGATCTCATGGAAGCAGTGCTGATCAGTGACCCGTATAACATAGAATTTAAACAAAACTTGCACACAGGTGTTAATGATAAATTCATGGGTGGTGTTGATCATGCGGACATTGCTGCCGCTGCTCAGCGATTGTTAGAACGCCTGATAGGCAATGTCATGCGTAGAGCTAGAGATTTCAAGTGGTCAACCAATCTTGTGTATCAAGGTGGTGTGGCACTCAACTGTTTGGCCAACAGACAACTAGGGGAATACTTTGATAATGTCTGGATCATGCCCTGCCCAGGAGATGCTGGGTCAAGCCTGGGTGCGGCTGCCCTTGCGTATGGCAAGCGTCTGCATTGGCACAATGCTTACCTTGGTCACAATATTCCCGGTGCTTATCCTGTTGACAATCTTGTGCGCCATCTACTTGATACTGGAATTGCAGGAGTGGCCTCTGGTCGCGCTGAATTTGGTCCCAGAGCACTGGGTAACCGGAGTCTCCTGGCTGACCCCCGAGGTGCAGAAATTAAAGACCGAGTGAATGAAATCAAACGCAGACAAAAATTCCGACCTTTTGCCCCTGTTGTTTTGGCTGAACTGGCTGGCAATTATTTTGATATGCCTAGCGGTTGGCATACTCATGACTTCATGCAGTCAGTAGCTGGCTGTCGTTACCCTGATCTTTATCCTGCCATATGTCATGTTGATGGCACCAGCCGAGTACAGACTGTGGCGAAGGATGGATCAGGCATAAGAAAGTTGTTGGAAGCATGGTACGCCCAAACAGGTTGTCCCATGTTGCTCAACACCAGTTTGAACATACGTGGCGAGCCCATGGTCAATGATCGAGCAGATGCTGACCGTTTTGAAACAAGATATGGAGTAAAGGTATTTTCATGATTAAATCTACAAAAACTAGATACAGCAACAATTTCAGTTTCTACAGCACTGATGAAATGATTGGACGCAGTCTAGATCTCTACGGAGAGTACAGCCAATTTGAACTGGAATTTTTGTTGGCCATGCTGAACGAAAATTCCGTGGTCTACGATATAGGAGCCAACATAGGTTATCACACCACTGCATTTGCCAGTGTGGCCAAGAAAGTCTATGCATTTGAACCGCATCCTAAAAATTATGCTTTGTTGGAACAAAATACCAAAGACCTTGATCATGTTTTTATTGGAAAATATGCAGTGTCCAACACTAATAACACATGTTATATCACGGACTACGATCCAGAAATCACAGGTAATTTTGGCATGGTAAAGGTAACCAATGATTTTTCTGGCATTGAAACCACCGCCATTGCCCTAGACACAGCTGGACTGGACTTGCCAGACATGATCAAGATAGATGTAGAAGGCTCTGAACTTCAGGTGTTGCAAGGATGCAAAAAAATCATACAACAGAAATGTCCAGTGATCTTTTATGAAGCACATGAATCTAATCAACTGCGAGAGATATACGAATTTTTGGAGCCTTTGGGCTATCGATTTTATTGGGCACAGATCAACAACTACAACCCAAATAACTTTGCCGGCAATGCTGAAAATGTATTTGGAATGTCAGGATTGATGTCCATCATTGCTTGGCCAAAAGTACTGACAGAATTGCCACTGACACCTGTTACAGGGCCTGATGATAATGATGTCAGTAGATTCTATACCAAAGAGGTAACGTCAGATGAATTTTGAAAAATTCCAACGCTATAATCAACAGGCCCTGAGCACTGTTTACAGTGAGGTGCCTGGGGGATTTCATGATCAAATCATCCCTGAGTTTGCCAAACAATTTTTGCCTGAGTTTGATTTGCAACACGAAGCCTGCATCATTGACATAGGATGTGGTCCAGGCTTGTTTGCACAAGCCGCACATAAATTGGGCTATCAAGATGTCACAGGAGTCACACTCAGTCCTGACGATGTGGCAGCATGTGAATCAGCAGGTCTCAAAATAACACATGCTGACATGAGTGACTTGCCCTGGGAGGATAACTCCGTGGATTTTATCTGGTGCAGACATGCCTTGGAACACAGTCCTTATCCGCTGTTTACACTGTATGAATTTCACCGTGTGTTGAAGCCCGGCGGCCAGGCATTTATTGAAGTACCTGCGCCTGATAATCAACGCACTTGGATGCACGAAAACAACCCCAACCACTACAGTATCTTGGGCAACAAAATGTGGCAAGGTCTATTCAGCAAGGCCAAATTTGAAACACGGTATCACTGGGTGTACGACACTGATCAACAATTTGCTGAAGGTCTGGTCAAAGAAATTTCTTTGCTGTACGGAATCAAAGCCGTCAAATAATAAAATTACTCCGATTGGTTGTGATACAGCAATATAAATATTTCATGCTTATAAAGGTATGTTCATGAAAAGAAAAAATCTTTACATCACCGGTGATAGTTTTTGCTTCTACAGGCAGGATATTAATAATCATTGGCCGGCAAAGTTAGCGCAAATGCTAGACCTAACGCTTCAAGGACACGGATATCCAGGCTGCGGATGGTGGCCGTCGCGTGTTGATTTATTCAAGTATGCTCAAACAAAACAATTCAAGAAAACCGACATTTTTGTAATTTGCCATACTGACATATATAGATCTCTGACAGGGAATCCAGGTTGGGCACAGGGGTACAATCAAGACTTGAATGATTTTTATATTAAGTATTTGTCAGACTACGATTTCAACACATGGTGCAGTATAAACTGGTACAAAGAACTGAATCAACTGCTCAAAGACAAAACAGTTGTGCATCTGCATTGTTTTACTAGCAATCAAGATGAAAGATCGTACCTTGAAGGAATACACATATCAACAGAGTTAGTGCAACTATCGAAGTTTAGTCAGAACAACGAGTTGTCTAAAATGAATCATTCTTGTAATCATTTCACTGACAATGGAAATTTTGTTTTTGCTGAAATGGTTTACAACAGTATTTTGCAAAAGTCTGATCAAGTAAACGAACATGCATTTGACCAAGCAGTGTATTATAGATAAGTTTCTAATCCGCCGCGTCGGCGTATGTCTTGTGTACAGCATGAGATGCCGCCATCCCAGAAATAGCTGTGTCGCAGTTCACTGATGATAGGTTCTATCCGATGCCGGCGACAATAGTCAAATACTTCTCGGTTGTATGCTGAAAAGATCACATGCGACTCATCCAGCACTAAACAGTTGACATCAAACACAGTTTCGGCCACAAAACCAATCCATTTGGTCAAGTAGGTGTTCACAAAGTCTGTGAACTCTGGTGTGGGAGTTTGTCCTTGTACATACCATGCGCCCGGCGATTGTTCGTATTTGAACTTGCCAACTTCCATAGCAGCCCAGATCGAACTATCCCAGATTTTGCAAACGTCCCAGCCAGGGAAGTCTTTGGCCAAATCCAAGTTGACATCATGTTTGCTTGACAACAACACACCAGGCTTGAGTATAGCAAACACAGCATCACCGTGTCCGTCTGTCACAGCCTCGTGTACTCTATATTCTGGTCCCAACACATTGTCCACTATCCAGCGTGTTTGATCTGGCCGCAAAAAGTCCGAGTTGTCAAAAAACACATCACGACCCACACGCACAATGCATGACGCTGATGCTTGATTGAGAATACAATTTTCATCCCAGCCTGTTGGCCCATGCGGATTGATCACTGTGCCACCAGCTTTTTCATATTCTACACACAGTGTATCGAGTTCTTGCACAGCCAGCACACGCAACAGTTTGTTGCCCAGTGTGATCTGCCAGTCTCGCGGTGTGAGCGGCGGCAGCGGCGCACCATTGCCTTTCATTTGATCACGTTGAAAATCATGCTTGTCAGGCAGGTCAGGTCTACGTACTCGAGCACCATAAGTTTCAATGGTCTTTTGCAAATTGGTCAAATCTTCTTCGGTCTCAGCAAGAATTTGTTGCAGTTGATTGCGCACCTGCGCATTTTCAATAAAGTCAAAATAGTCTGGCGTGTATGCACGGCCCACAATGACTTCTTCAAGTGGTTGCCAGCTGGTGTAAGAGTTAATGGGATTCATTGATTTCCTTGATTAGGGTATTTAAACGTTCAGTCTTTGACGACACAAATAACTGTTGATTGTGTTCTATGTCAGATCGACACTGTTCGAACAAGGCCGGCAAATTTTGTCGAGCATCATATATGGCCTTTGTGAGCATGATCCAACGCTGAGTGTGATTGTGTTCGAGATCGTACTGATTGTCCAATATGCCATCAAACACCCGATAACCAAGATCACGCAGAGCCTGTAGACTCCCAGCACCACCGGCTATGAAAAACATTTGTCCATGTTTGATGGGTTTGAATGTTTTTTCTGTAACAAAACACCCACCTGACTGATCCACATCAAATTGACTTTCCAACACAATGTTGCAATAACTGTTGACATGATACTTCTCAATCAATCGACTGTGATCGTTTGATTGCTCGAAGTTCAATTCGTCGCTGATGTATGGTGCGCCTTCTAGGAATTTCTTGCGCTCATATCTCAATCGAGAAATTGCATCTACTTCGATGGGGCAATCATCATCCTCGCCAGACGCAGTCTCGCAATAACTCCAGTATGAATTGTCCAACAATCCACTCTGCCACAAGTCGGCCATGGCAGTGGCACGCCACCATTTGTGTATTCTACTCAAACAGGTAAAATCACGTTCTCTTGGTTGATCATGTGCAGGCAATGCTGTGACCTCAAGATTGCGCTGGTAGTACCATAACTCAAAATCATGAAAGGTCACAAATCCTGGCAATCGATCAGCTGTTGAATTGGAACTGACAAACACATAGCAATTGGCAGGCATGCTATGAGCCTGACACAATGCATCCAGCCTATTTTTAATACGTTGTGGATTATCACCTTCATGATAATAAAACAACAGTCGAAGTTGTTTTTGCTTTAGTTTTTCACCAACTTCGGTGGGCAACAATGCAATATAATTAATATCAAAATCAAAGAATCCCAGACAGATGGGGTAGTAAGTGTTGTTAGGCAATTGATCTTCAATTGAAAATATATTAATAGGCACTGAATGTTCTGCACAGTATTCTTGCAGTCGCAATGGTGTGGTATAGGGCCAGTGTTGGCCAAACTCGCGCCAGCCCGGGGTATAGGGCCAGGCCTCATGACAAGTCAGCGCCGGGTATATTTTGCCTTTGACAGTTTTGTCAGCGACTAAATTCAATGTCATTCAACATGTCCTGTAGTTCTTGCCATAACACAGACTCAAAGCCGCCACCGTAAAAATGATCCCAATTGTGTTTGATTACTTCTTGTGCTTGATCAAACAAATCTTGCTTGGCCTCTGTGGGCAATTCATCTAAGCTACGCAGCAGACTGGCAATGCGCTCGATGCGTACATCATCTTCGGCTTGATCATAACTTTCATCCCATATGCCTTCAAACGTTCGGAAGCCATAACTGCGCAGGTATTTCAAACTGCCCTGAGTTCCCACAATCACAAACGGCATGCCCAGAGCAATTGGTTTGAATGTCTTTTCAGTCAAATGATGTCTACGTCCTGTGGCCACAGTCTCAGTAACCAAGTATAACAAACTTTCAGCAGATTCATCAAACAAACTGAGCCAACAACTGTGCATGGGATGATCTGCTTCTCCTGCAAAGTTAATGGGCAATGACTGTTGCGCAAATACAGATTCAATGTCCGGATACTTTTGATTCAACGATTTGACAGCTTCTAGTATGCTGATATTTTCCGCAGGACACACAGCTGGACAGCTGATGTGATTGTCCAGCATGTTGTTTTTGAATATATGGTACAACATTTCCAATCTATGCTTGCGTTCACCGGCTATGATGCGATTGGGTGCTATGAATGTTCGGGTAATTGTTCGTTGAGCAGGCGGAACTATCAAAAACGTTTGATTGTAGCCGCGATACCAGTCCAGTGACGCCCAGCCATGAAAAAAATAATACAGAGGAGTCCAATGGTATTGAGCACAAACTTGATCCACCGAGTCTGAATCTTTTTCACTGGTCACTAGATAGCCTGGATCGGATTTGGGAAAATTCCAGTGTATGTCTGGATTTCTCCCACGACGAATTTCCTCAAAGGTAGGCATGTGTATGTTCAAATGAATAGGCTCTTGGTCAAAAAAGAATATATAATTGTGTTCGCAGATGTCATCTATACCTTGGTTCACCACACTGTCGGCATCACTTCTACCAAATGGATCACAATAATAAACTCTCATTCCCGGCCGATGTTGTCGCACCCAGGGCCAAAAAGTATGGTGGTAAATTTCATCTATTCTAATCATGTTTGACGTATTTTATTCAGGAACAAAACCAGGAGTGGTTGCACACGAGCGAGCAGCTGACAGCATCGAACATGCACAGAAGTTGAGTCGCACAAGGTATTTCTGGTGGATACACTACTTAGCGGACTATAGTGACTTTGATTTTCTTTGGGAGCCTGTGCCGTGGCAGGCTGATCAACGTCATGCCTGGTTGGATCAATATCAACTGGATGCTGGAGTTTATCTTATACCCAAGGATGGATATACAGAAACAAATTACCACACAGATGATCAAGTTCACAGACTGCCCAATGTTGATTTTTGGCATATTCCCGAATGGATTGATCCTGCCAGTATAAATCTCAGATGGGCACCTAACCCCACTGATCCTGCTTACATATATGAATTCCCGGTAGAGTGGGATTGGGACCGTGTGGGCGGTCCGGAGTATAGAATTCCTGGCGCAACTGAACGCAAGTACATGGACGCATTTGTTGTCCGCACACAGTCCAATCGGCAGGACTGGAAAGTGTATGATACAGTAGACCCTGCGGATCCTGTGTTCCGCTGGCACCCAAATCCGTTTGATCCGCCAATGATCTATGTGTTTGGCAATCAGCATTGGCCTGCTGAAATTCGTGCCAGTGTGGAATATCATGTGCCTGGTGCTGTTGTAAAAAAATATATGGACACCATTCGCACTGTGCGATTGCCCGATTCAAGCCGATTCACTTGTTTGTATCCTTGTGAGTTTGATTGGAGTTGGGAACCCGATCCGGGCGATCCTCCTTATATCTATGTGTGGGGTAACCAGTGGTGGAGTGCAGAAAAGATGCCCACAGTGGAGTATCATGTACCGGGCGCAACAGAACGCAAGTACATGGATCAACCAGCACGTATCAAACCAGCTTACGAAAACTGGGTTGTTCCTGATACTGTGGATCGAAACAGTATAGATTTTAGTTGGCACCCAGATCCCCACGATGCTCCGTATATCTACGAGTTCGCCACACAATGGCAGCCCAATGGTGGCGCATTATACACTGTGCCCGGCGCAACCGAACGCAAGTATGTAGAAATACAACATCGCAGACTACCCAACAAACAGTCATTTAAAAAACTACAAGCACTACAGGGCTTTGACTATTCATGGCATCCAGATTCTACAGAACCACCTTATAACTATGTGTTTGGCAATCAGCATTGGCCCGGCACAGAAATGGCCACTGTTGTTTACCAAATGTCAGATGCCACACAAGACAAGTTTGTTGACTCGCACGTTGCTACGCTAGAAAATTGTTTAGACAATTGGACAGTCGAAGAGGAAATTGATCGAGCTGCCTGGGACTGGTCCTGGGTGCCTAATCCTAAAGATCCGCCTTATATCTATGTGTGGGGCAATCAGTGGAATCCGCCTGAGTTCAAAGCCAGTGTCAAATACGTTGTTCCAGGCGCAACAGAAGTCAAGTACATGGATCGTCGCACAACAAGGCTTCCGCAACCCCAACTGTTTGGTCATAATTTAGCAGTGAGCAAATTTGATTACTCGTGGGAACCAAATCCATTTGATCCACCGATGATGTACGTGTTTGGTAATCAGTGGAACTCGGCTGTGTTGGAACCCACTGTGGTATACAATGCCGGCGGCACTGAAATCAAGTATGTTGATGATATTGTTGCTACTCTAGCACAAGATATCACTGCCTGGGAATTGTTAGACGACATCCGACAGTTTGACTATTCCTGGAGGCCCAACCCTACTGATCCACCTTACATCTACGTGTTCGGCAATCAGTGGCTCACACCGGAACAGCGTCCAGCACTGAGATACTGTGTGCCAGGTGCCACTGAAATCAAGTACATGGATCATCCACGTGCTTGTCGCAGTGGAGATCCGGCACGTTTTGTACAGCACTATCCTGCAGACTTTGATTGGTCGTGGGAACCCGATCCTGGGTCACCTCCATACAACTATGTGTTTGGCAATCAGTACTATTCGGCAGAAGTTATGCCCACAGTAGAATATCACATGCCAGGTGCTACAGAACACAAATACATGGATATTCCTGCACAGTTGTTGCCGCGCCACGACAACCACTGGCACACCGTCATAGACTCGGAATGGGACTATACCTGGCAACCCGAACCTGGCAGCCCGCCCTACATCTATGTGTTTGGTAACCAATGGTGGCCAGCAGAAAAAATGCCCACAGTAGAATATCACATGCCCGGTGCAACTGACAGAAAATACATGCCAGGTCCTGTGGCCAAGTTATTGACAGACATGACCAACTGGCATATTCCAAAACATATCGATCTAACCGATATGGATTTTTCGTGGGTCCCAGATCCGGGCGAACCAGATTATATCTATCAGTTTGCCACACAACACCAAAAGACCGGTGGTCCACAGTATCGTATGCCCGGTGCCACTGAGTTCAAGTATGTGGATATGATGCGAGCCGAAGTCAAGCGAGAAGCTGCACCTGTATTTGAAATTGATCACCTGGATGGCAATGCTGGCTGCATAGAAGGAACGGTTCGAAAGGTGCGTTACTTTGACAACTACAGAGACACCTTGATACGCTTGGCCAAGAGCCTTGTAGGCGAGTACGAACACGTATGGGTGTGTAGCAGTATCTGTGACTACACTGACTTTGACTTCTCGTGGCACCCGGAAACTTGGCAAAGCACAATGTTGCATGTATTTGCATCAGACCGGGAAAAGTTTGGCGATACGTTCTACATGCATGTGCCCACATTTGCTGAACGAGCAGAGAAGAAACAGTTATTGGAATGGTACAGTGTGAACTATGTGACTCGACGGTCGGTACCACGACGTCCCATGCCTGTGATTCAACATGATGATGACGACCAAATAAATGCAGTAAAAACAACACAGTGGGCAGGCCCACTTGCTACATTTACCAACCATGACTACATACCTGGAGATCTAGTCACTGTGCCATTATGGCGTGAACAGACCAAAACCATTGTGCCTGTCAGCAGCGGTGCAGGCACAGTTGTGGTGCCACGTGTGGCTGTGCCTTACATAAAGACACAGTTGTATGACTATTCCTACATTGACCGTTCACAACGAATTTTAAAAGACGCTCCGCTGGACATTGTGTTTGTTTCAAACGGGGAGCCAATGGCCGATCGGCATTATGATCACTTGAGTCACCAGGTTAAAAAATTACCAAATCGACTGTATCGTGTGGATCGAATAAATGGTCGAGTACAATCTGAACAAGCAGGTGCTGCTGCCTCAAACACAGCCTGGTATTTTCGTGTGCCGGCAAAATTATCAGTTGATGAACGGTTTGATTGGAGTTGGCAGCCAGATCGCATGCAACAGGCCAAACATTATATTTTCCATGCACACAATCCTATCAATGGTTTACAATACGGGCACATGGCCATGATTGCCTACAATCGCAACTTGGTGTTGCAAACAGCTGGTCAAACTTTGGATTTTGCCACCGAGCAGTTGCACCAGGTGATTCCTGTACTTTCTGGTACCGCAGAATATACCCAATCGCCTTGGACAGCCTGGCGTACTGCATTTCGTGAAGTGATCAAGTTAAGAGCCAGTCTACCCGATGTAGAAAGCGAACATCGTATGCATCAGTGGTTGATACAAAATCACGATAACGATCAAGTGAAGTGGAGTCATATAGGTGCAGAAGATGCGGTGGAATACTATGACTCAGTAGCAGGAGATTTTGCGGAACTTAAAAAGAGTTACGAGTGGTCGTGGCTGGCCGCTTATGCGTTTATGAAACGCAATCTAGTAGCCAGTGATTAAATTTTATTGTTCCAATAATCTGACTGGCTCAGCCACTCATAATACTTTTGGAATCCTTCTTCTACGTCTACTTTGGGATCAAAACTCAAGATGGTTCGAGCACGATCAATGTTTAGCGCACCTCGACTTGGAAAGTCTTCATCCCGGTCCTGCACTTCAATGGTGCCTCGACCCACAATTTTAACAATCATTTCAGCAGCTTCTAGTAAACTTACACTATGCGACTTGGTGAGGTTGAATGTCATATTACGACACATGATGCGTGTGGCTGCGGCAACGATACCATCAGCAGCATCATCCACATAGGTAAAGTCTAGTGTCTCCCCTGCCCCATTAACACAAAGAGTGCTGCCTCGCATGGCGGCAAGCATAAATTTTGCAATGACTCGATCCGCCACGTCAAGAGGTCCGTATACAGCACTAGGGCGAATAATAACATACTCAAAGCCACAGCGGCGAGCATAATCTTTAACAAGTTCTTCTCCACATAATTTTAAAATACCATACTGTCCTTGCGGATGGCATGGATCATCCTCTAGCACATCATCTTCAAAGTTGCCGTACACCATGCTTGAACTGATGTACACAAATCGTTCAATGCCGTGTTTTTTGGCACTCTCAAGCATGTTGACCAGACCCCTCATCATAACATCAGCAGCCTCAGTTGGCTTGTGATTCACGGCCTTTTGTCTAGGGTAGCTGGCGCAGTGAATAATGACCCGGGGCTTGTGGTTTTGTACTGCCAAATCGCAGGTCCAAAAATTTGAAATATCATAGCACTCGATCTTGGTGTCTGGCGCAATTTTTTTTTGTCGCTCGGCCATCAAGTAGTCAAGTTCCTCTTGAGGAATAAAATCAAAGTAAGTGGTTTTGGTATCTAATACAACCACCTGTTCATCACGTGCTTGCAGTCGTTGTACTACATTATGCCCAATAAGGCCTAAGCCGCCTGTTACTAAAAATGTCATTTGAATTTCAACCTAAAAAATGTTTGATCTGGCTCACGCATTCTGGCCACTATGGCATACTGATATCCATAACTGTACTGATCGACCCGGCGTGTCCAATAAGGTTTCTCCACAGCATGAGTCATTACAAACTGACCGGCAGCACTGTCTTGCCATTCACTTATTGGCTGCGCCGCATACAGGTCTGGATCATCTACATCTCCCATGCTAAATTCGTGTACCACAATGTTTGAAATGCGTTCAACTCGATCGTTGATCACTTGGTATTCTGGTGATTGAATGGTGTTGTGAGACATGTGTGTATTTTAGCACACCAGTGGCTATTTTGCAACTAAATCTGATGCCATTGGGAATATTGCCGCAATGGCTTCGGCACAGGCCTGAGCCACCGCCTGGTGCTCTTTTTGTGTGCCGTTGGCTGATCGCAATTCAATAAAATGAATCCATGATCTTAGTGTGCCGTTCATGTACAGTCGGCTTGACATCATGCCTTCGGGTAACACCGCACGAGCCTGTTCCTTGGCAATGCCATTTTCAATGGCCCAGCGGTAGGCTTCAATGGCGGCCAGTTTCACACGTTGTTGAGCATGCTGCCATCCAATGGCCAAAACACGTGCTTCGGGTGTGTCTTGCACAAGCTCTATGCTGTTTTGTCTATTTGTGGTGTCTTGCAGTCGGGCTTCGCGTAGTACGAATTCAAGATCCTTTGTTGGGTCAGCATAGCGTTGCGAAAACTCCTGGAAGCTGAAACTTCTGTGTCGGAGCATTTGCCGCGCAATATCTCTTGTTGTCGTAATTTCCATGCAAGCTGAAACCATTTCGAGGGGACTCCAGTGCTGGTGTCTGACCAGGTACCGGATGAGTTTCTCGCTAGTGTCTGTGTTGAATTGGTTGGAGGGATTGCTGACACGGGCGCAGTACGCAATGAGTTCCTGCGCATCGCCAATGCCTTGAGTTGCAAATTCCTGGGTAGGTTGACTATAGCTGAGTAAGCGAACATTCATAAGTCTTTGAGTAGTTTGTCTGTCTCGGGTTGTACAATGGTGGCAATAGCACCAACGTCTAGTATAAAATCAACGTCACGCACAGCATCACCTAGTTCGGTCAAGGTTCTTGTCATGATGGTTTCAATTTCCTCAAAGTCAAGCCCTTGACGTCGTAGCATGCTCAAGTTAATGGTGCGTTGTCGCTTGCCATGTAACTTGATCACAACTTTTTTAATACATTCCAGTGGCACATCAGTAATGTCTACATCGTCAATGATGTGTTCCCACCGTTCCAGGAACTCATCACTGAACTGCATCAGCCACTGCCTTCTTACGACCGCGTGTTTTAGGCGCAGGTTGTTCAACGGCAGGAGCCACGGGTGCAGTTTTAGCAGCTTTCATGTTCACAGCAGGGAACATCTTTTGTGCTTCCTTTTTCATTCTGGCAGCTTCGGCAACTAGACCTTTGGCATCCGCTTCCATGCGTTTGGCCTGTGCCAGCATGTTGGCCGCCAGTGATTGATCATCCAGTGCGCCTGTGGCAGGAGCAACCAAGGCTTCGGCTTCGGACAGACGTCCTTCTTTGAATGCTTTTTCAGCCTTGCGTTTCACAACAGGATCCACAAAGCCAGCGTTGGCATCCAGTTCCTGCATGCGTTTGAGAGCTGCATCACCTGATTCCATTTCCTTCACAATCTTGTTCAGCTCATCCAGCTTGACGTTGCTTTGTGCTGTGGGAGTAACAATCACCTGATTGGTTTGAATCTTCTTTAACATGCCTTCGTTGTGCAAGGCTTGTAAAATAACTCTACCATCCGGCAACAGGTTACGATGCAACACATCTGCCAAGTTAGGACTCTGTTGTCCAGGAGCTGATTCCAAAATACTCATAATGGTGTTATGAATGTGAGTGGGCAATGTGTCAGGGTAGATCACCAGGCACATGTGGTCCTCGCCGGGCAGTTCTCTAAATATGATTGCAACCTTGCGGTCACCGTGTCGTCCTATGTGTTTTAACATTGTCATGCTCCTTGTGTGGGTTCGGCTTGTGCAGCCAATTGTGCTTGTGATGCAGCTAAGAAAGCAGTCAGCTTGTCATAGATGCCACCTACAACACTTAATTCAGCAGCCTTGTAAGCACCACGTTCGGTAGCAGCTTCGATTAAGTTTTTGATTGATGCCAAATCGGCTAGTGTGAGTTGAATATTTTCCATACAAATATTTAAGACAAGAAAACACCAACGAAATATTTTATGGTGTATTTTGGAAGAACTCTTCGGCTCTGCGCACAGCTTCTGCTTCGCTTGCGGCCCACACAGTGACCATGGCAGTTGATCCCACAATTTCCATGTCAAACGGCACTGCACCCGAAAATGCAAAACCTTCAGGAACAGATACTTTGACCACAAATGGTTCTAGACGCTTGATCCTGTTGATGATTTGATCAATGGTGTTCATTGCTCTTGGGCCAGTCTCTTCGTGCTATACGTGCTTCTTCAATGCAACGGCTGATCAAAGGCCAGACGTAAGGCGCCACAAATCCAAACATGGCACCGTATACAAACCATTCAAATTGAATCATGCTATTTGTCCTAGTAGATTGCCCATCAGCGACGAATCAAAAAGTAAATTATTATGCCTAACAAAATGCCCACTATCATGCCTAATGCAAATATCATTGTCTCTCCACGCAGAATAAGAATACACCATCAGTAAGTCCATGGGCTTTTAATATCTTAGACAAATCTCTACACTCTTGGTATGTTTTTGTCTCGGCCAACTGAATGTATTTGGATTCAGGTGGCGCAATGTCAACTACAAATGCAATTATCAATGCCCACATGATTACACCTTGGTTCCAAATTCAATCAACAAAATAATTGCTACAGAAATAATACTAGCCATTATTCAACTCCCTGTATAATATTTCACACATCCAACCAACCATACTGTGGCCAACATGGCAAAGTTGGCAGCACTGGGCCAATCTCTATGATATACCGCAGTGCCCAACCAAGCGGCATTGCCCGCAAACAACAATATAATACCTGCGATGGGATCCAGATTGAAACTGACTACCACAGCACCTGCGAACATGATGGCAAAACATATCCATTTGACTAAATTCATTTCTTGTTCACTGCCACAGCCCAGTTGCCCCGTAGAGCGAAATACAAGCCACCTGCCCAAAGACTGAAGTGCAAGTAATCAGACACAATAAAAACCAGCAGGCTTTCGGGTTTAATCACAGTCCAAATAACACCAGTGGCAATACAGCACATCACAATACCACTGAAGCGAGTCAGCATGTCACCTATCACTGCCACTGCCGGCATGTCTCTGATTCGAGGTAGTGTGGCCAATCCGCCTGCCAACAAGCCCACGCCTGCGGCAAATTCACCATACACCACAAACCACCATACCAATGCGGGCACTCCAAAGGCTGCTCCACCTGCGGCATCAAATGGCATTTTACTTAGGGCCTGTGTGATAAACACCAGTGCCAAGGGAATCCTCAGCAGGATATGGCTCCAATCTAAATCTGGTAATCGTTGCCAATAGTTTTTAAAGATTGTGTTCATATCACTTCAATGTGGATGTGTATGCGGCAATATTGGCCATGTCAGCAGGCGACAATCCTGCGGCGATACCCCACATGAGTTGGCTTTGAGGTCCAACTTGTTGTTTGTTCTTGTAGGCTGTGAGTTTTTTAACAATCACTTCGGCCTTCTGACCTTGAAGTTTTGGACCTACTCCGCCTTGCCCCTGTGCGCCGTGGCAAGCACCGCAACTGGCATATTTAATTTTTCCTGACACAGCATCCTGTGCCTGTGCCGGCACTGCAAAAAACACCACTGCGGCCAATACAAATGATTTCATTTTGATTCCTTTATAAAAACTTATTTAATATCGCTAGTGCTTGCTAGATTATCTTTTTGACTGATCACAGGATCATTCCAAACATTGCGATTGTTCCATTCATGTGCTTTTTTCAGGCGCTGTTCATCTGTGAGTTCATCACAACGACTGCTTCGATCTGGCATGCGTAAGAATTGATCTGTACCCATTCGTGGGCCATAGGTCTTTCTAAACACACGCATGATCAAGCCGGTACTGAATGCCATGGTGATTAGAGCAATGTGTCCCAGCATGTTGTAGCCAATGGTCAATAGTTCACCTATGTAAATGCCAAATGCCAAGCACCAAAAACAGGCCAACACAATACTGGTATAGTATTTTAAATAGGTGGGTGCGTGTCTGAGACTGTTGAGATTGGGATTGAGTCCATCTCTAAAGGCCTGGAACAGGATGTAAAAAAATTTCAATACTGAAAACATTGTGATTCCTTATATGATTTTGTGATAACTGCCGTTGAAGAACACAGTCCAATCGTTCTTGTGCAATATAAATGCAAATGAAAGCATCATAGTTATCACAAAAAATACCACAGCCTTTGCTAATTCATTCTTCATTATTCAACTCCGAAATGATTTCTAAATCTAACAACCGCATCTACGATACCTTGATTATTGCCTGTTAGGTATTCCCTAATTAATGGATCTTTTTCCTGAGCAATTTCTTCATCGGCAACAATTTCATCCCAAGCTTCTTTCATACATTCACGCACAATCAACTCGGCAAAGTATTGAAAATTATCACCTTGAATATGCAAGTCATTTTCCGAAAACTCTGCCTGTGTAGCAAGTTCTCTAATTCGTTTGTTCATACTTCTTCTTCCTTTCGATCACTGCTAAATCTAGCACTGGTGTATCTCACAACCAGCACACTCACAGCAATCACAAATGTGCTGCCGGCCACTGCCAACATTTCATCTATACGAATGGGCAAGTGGCTCATGATATCTACCATGTGTCGAGTTAGTGCTGTGATAGCAATGTACAACAGAAAACGCACAGGCATGTGATTGGTTCTGAAATAGATACCCACCATGGCACCAATTTCCAAATAGATAAACATCAGCAACAGGTCACTGATACTGGCATGATGGTTGGCAAACAGATCCACAAAGGTCCAACCAGCGGCCCACACTGTGGCTGCACCAATTCCAAACAAGGCCAGTTTGTGAAACACAGTCACAGCGATGTCGCCCACTCGGTCAATGTCAATTATTTTAGGTTTCATTCTGGCACTCCTCAATCCTTCTTGTTCTCGTCATAGTAGGCATGTGTACCCCAGGGTGGCACAATGGTTGTCGTGCCATGCAAGATCCAAGTGGTGTCACAGTATTCAGCGTCACCCCAACTTCCAAACGGGTAGCCGTCTGTGAACACAATCAGTCGGCGTGGTGTGATCTCTTGATCTTTCAAGTAGGTAAAGATACAATCAAAGTCAGTACCGCCGCCACCGGACACTTCGTAGTCAATTATGCTGTCAAGATTGTCCGAGTCATATTGTGCAGGGTTGTAGCAGTCGGTATCAAACGTGGCCACATGAATCTTGTAGCTAGGGAACGAGTCCATGATGCCTTGGATTTCACTCAAGAAGTCCCGTAGCATGTCCGGGCTGATGGAACCAGACGCATCCAGCATCACTGCAACATCAATCATTTCATCGGGCTTTTGGCCTGGCATCACAGCATCCATGTGCCAACCTTTGCGACTGGCCCGCATCCAGGTGTAGTCGGCTTTGATAGTGCTCTCCAAATTCATGCGCAAAATCTCACGCCAGTTCAACTGTGGTTCTGTCAGCTGTTGGATCAGGCGCTTGACACCTGCGGGCAAGTTACCAGCACCGTCTACTGTGGCCGCTGCCGCCAGCATGGCTTCTTTGATCTCGTCCTTGATGGCTTGTTTGTCCTCGGCACTCAGTTTAGGACGACCCCGGCCTTCACCTTCTTGATCTCCGTCGCTATCACCTTCACCGTCCAAGTGCTCGTCAATCAACTGATCCAGCAGTTTGCCAATGTCGATTTTTTCGGCATTTTCATACAAGGCATCGTACACTTCTTCTGAACTCATGCCGTCATACTTGCGATCATACAGGCAAGGTACACTGGTGATCTTCTCACCCACATTGTGTTTGACCAAATCACCGTTCACACAATAGTCATTGGCAATGTTCCACAACTGTGGGTCACGATCACCTCTGCGTCCAAAGTGGTCATACACACAATGCAACACTTCATGTCCAAACAAGAACTCAATTTCTTTGGGACGCAACATCTCAATGAAGCGGGTGTTGTAGTAAAAATTTCTGCCGTCTGTTGCGGCTGTGGCACACCACTCATCAGCATTGATCAGTTTGAGTCTTGTGGCAAGGTTACCAAAGAAACTGGCCTTGAGCAACAGGCCCACACGGGCTGAAACTAATTTTTCACGCACCACACGATCCAGCTTGGCGTCCATGGGACCGATCAAGTTAGCAAACTTCTTTGCGTCATCTTTTGTAGCAGTGGTGCCTGCTGTGGCATGTAGTATGTCAGGGTTAAAATAGTGCATGCGATTCCTTGTTTGTTTCATGTATTATAGCACGAGTTGAATTAATGGTCAATGTAGTACTTGAGTATTACAAATACTTTAGTATGAACCACGACTGTGCGGACTCGGTGTAGAAGTCCAAATGCACTTGCTGTTCATAATGATAACCTGTTGGTGCTGTGACGTGATGACTATCCATCATGTCAACGATAGTGCGATTGCGTTCAAGTCCCTGATGATCACGTGCAGTAAAACCCAGTTCACGCCGCATGATATGCCGCATGCGTATGGCATGACCAAAATCTTTCTCAAGGCGGACCAGTACTGTGAGCCACTCTTCAGGGTTGTGAAAGATAATAAGATTCCGCTTGGTGGTGACCCGATAAGACATTATGCAGTGCCTGAATGTGCAAGTTCAAAGAACATGAGTTCCTTATCTGACGCCACGTAGATTCGGTAGTTGCGATACTCAGTGCTGTAGGCCCAGGCCAGATTTAGATCATCTGATTGATGGCTCGAAGGTACCCGATCATTCAGTTGTTCAGCAATTTCATTCTGTGTTCGGACATCTGTGCTCCAACCATATGTGCGGTTGAACCAACGCCGAGCTCGGTCAAACTCCAACACACCACTGCTGTATGTGCCCTTGGGGAACTCAATGGTGTACCGGTAGATCTTGCTCCAAGCATGACGACCATCTAATTGAACAATTTTATAATTCATTTTTAATTTTTAAAAATTCAGTGTCCATAACAAAATTAAATAATTTTTTATGTCCTAATCTATTGGGATGGTTTCCGTCAGGCCAAAAATATTTTCGATTGATATTCCATTGGTCAAGCCTGAAAAGAATAGAATCCATATCAGTCAGCAGTTCCTTTGTGTCTTCAATGTTTTTGAGACCAGTTTTAAATTGGTCAATCAACTGTCCGGAAACATGATATATAGGTTTATCAATACGATGAGTGTTGTTGATGCAAAGATTGGTCATGCTTTGGCACAGAATCTCTAAGCCGGGATATTCCTGGGCAAATTTATCAAGCCAGATAGTGTCAGATGCTCCACCTATCAATCCAATTTTAAATTTGTATTGTTGTGCAAGATCAACCAGGCCAAATTGCCAATTACATATGGTATTAAGTACTAGATGATTAATTTCTTGTATGCTGTTAGGTGTTTTTGGAAATGTCCATGTATATTTGTGTAGATTATTCAGTTCACGTGTATAATAATAATTATGCATATAATCTCTGTGCCATTCAGTCTGAAAGTATAACACATGAGTAATTTTTTCTGTGTACTGTAAAATACCACTTTTTAAGAAGTCTCTTAGACGTAAGTAACTACCAAAATTGCTATCACCGCCACGCCCTAAATTTATAACCGGATATTGATAGTCAATGAGATATTGTTGTAATCCTTTATGACTAACTGGATCTCCGCCTAAAACAGGTGTTATCCATTCACCACAACTCCAACTGTCGCCAATGATTACAATCATCTCTTTTGATGAAATATTACGGTTTATAATGTTATTATACTATGATATAAAAAGGGTGACACAGCCACAGCCCTGTAAAACTGCGCCACCCACCCCATCAACTGGCTTGCAAAATGTACTTGCCGTAACGAGCATGGAACTCGTCGAACACCTTGATCTTGGTAGGCTGCATTGGCAACATGTATGTGGTCAATGCAATACGAGCACCCAACACCACCAGTTCAGTTTCAAAGTTCTTCATCATGTATGCCAAAAAGTTGTTTGACATTTCATGGAACTCTTTGTCCGAAACTTTCTTTTGCTCTATAGAGTCTTTGAGTTCGTAACACATGGAGATAACCAATGAATACATGGCCGACACTTCTTTCACCGTCAAGTCTGTGACCTTGCCACTCAAGATGTCTGAGGGCTGGGGCATCTTGCCAGACACTTTGCGGTGAGCCTTGAACTTAACTGCAAGACCCTCGCCCACAGTACCTGCAATCAGGTTCATTTCAGTGTCCTCGTCACATTCATCCGCCAACAACTCACTTACAAAACTCCATGAGCGTGGTGTGGCAAACGCACGTGAACTAGACTTGGCATCAAAGTCATACAAGTCCTGCTTGGCAAAACTCAAGTAACCCACCACGTCTTTGTGGATGTTGTGTTTGACTGCCCACTCTTGCCATGACGCAAAGTCCACACGCATTTCCTGGTGAACAAAACGATTTGCCAACGGAGTGGGCATGCGGAAGGTGACACCTTTGTCACTTTCACGATTGCCTGCTGCCACCATCACCACATTGTCAGGCAGTTTGTACTTGCCAATGCGTCGATTCAAAATCAACTGATACGCGGCACTCTGCACACTGGCTGGAGCCGAGTTCATCTCGTCCAAGAACAGCACCACCACAGGGTACTGGCTGGCAGTAGCTTCGTCGGGCATTTCCACAGGAGGAGCCCAGTCCATCTTGCCTGAATCTTTGTTGTAAAACGGAATACCACGAATGTCTGTGGGCTCCATCTGACCCAGGCGTAAGTCAATCATCAAGCCACCAAGTTCTTCTGTGATGCCAGCCACAACTTCGCTTTTGCCGATGCCGGGAGGACCCCACAAAAACATAGGACGCTTTTTCTT